TCCTGCCGGGATGAAAGTTCCGATGATTTCCTCGGACCTGGCGCAAGCGCTACCGGGAAGGCCGCTTGATCGGTGCACCATCAAAGCTCACATTGGGACAGAAGAGTCTTTTTTCTGCCTCTCGACTTCCGATCTCGACAGCACGATACGAAACAAGGCCGCAGATGCTGGTGGGAATTGCATAATAGTTACCTCCTACATATACAGAGACTGCCAAATGGGGGCAAAGGCCGTGAGAGGAATAGCAATCTCTTGCGCGGAAGACGTGCTGAAGGCCGCGGCGCTGAAGTAATGCCGTCTCTTCTCTGGCGCAAAGGCATTGCGCAGGTACAATACTATGTCCACGGCAAGGCGAAATTAAAAAGCCTCCGGACCAAGGACCGGGCGATAGCGAACAAGCGATTCCGGGAGTTCTCGGCGCGGCACGAGCTGGACCTGATCGGGCTGTCTGTTGAGCAGCCGATACCTACCCTGCAATATCTGTTTGACGACTACCTGCTGTTTGCCCAGACCCACCGCAAAGAACGCACGTATAAATCGGCAAAACAGCACGTCACTGACAAACTGGGGCCGTATTTCGGCTCGATGACGGCCACGGAGCTGTCGCCTAAACACATAGAGGCGTTTGTATCGCAGCTGCTGACCTGGAAGCCTCTCCCCTACCATCCCCGAACCATTAATGCCCATTTAGAGACGCTGAGGAAGATCCTGCGGCGGGCTGTTGAAAACAGAGATATCAGCGTCATGCCCTGCAAAATCGGCATGCTGAAAACTCCGAAGAGCCTGCCCCGCTACGCCTACCCCCAGGAGATAACGCAGTGGATGGAGCAACTGGACATCCCGCACCGGATCCGGGCGATCGTGTCGCTGATGACGGGGATCTCGGACCGGGACCTGGGGTTTGTGGAAAAGCACGGGATCGACCTGCACAATCTCCTGCTTCGCTACAGGCGTCCGAAAACGACTACGGACATCGTGATCCCCGTCACGCCGGCGGCAGGCAAAATGCTGGAGGTACTGGCGCGGGAGGGCAGCGGTCCTATGTTGTTTTCGGCAAAGAGCGCGAAAAAGGCGTTCCGGCTGGCATCTGACCGGGTGGCGGCAAAGGGCGGCCGGAGGATCACCCCACACATGTTGCGGCATTCGTTTGGAACGTGGCTGGCGAGTCTTAGGGTGCCTGCTGTTTACATCCAGCAGATGATGGGGCATGCGGACATCTCTACGACGATGCGCTACGTTAAGGCCATCCCTGAGCATCTGAGGGAGGCTGTGGAGCATCTGGGGCAGACGCTGGTGAACGTGGATACGCTCCTGACGCTGCCGGAGCCGGACTGGAAATATGCAGGGCAGGAGTGGTCGACGGAAATGAGGGAGGCGCAGAGGCAGAGGATGATGGGCAATAAGCGGGGCCAGAAGCACGGCAGGCATGCCGGGAAACCGCGCAAGCGCAAGCAAAGCGCTATCAAACCTAAGAATGAGAATCCACAGGGTACTTCCTAAGTATGCTGATTTACGGTGTTTATTTGGTGCCCCTGGGAAGATTCGAACTTCCGGCACGCGGTTTAGGAAATGCGGGTTCAGCTGGAAGTTGTTGAAATATATAGGGGCGTGGTGCTGGTATGGGGGCTATTTTGGTACTTTCGATCTATATGGCGCAGGTAAACCGCTGGTGATGAGACCCCCTGCCTACCGGGCGGTGCTGATGGCGTACTGCAGGGCTTTTTTGAAGTTTTCGGAAAATAAATATAAACCACAACGACTACCGTTTCGACTGTATATTTCTTTGGGCCTATGCTATGCTTCTACGAGTAAGCCAAAAGGAGAACCGATGAAAAGAGCTCTGATTATTGCCGTGCTCATGATTGCTGGCTGCGGACAGGAGAAGCAGGACCATGGCTTGGTGTTGGTTTCGAGCGTTAATACCTCGGGCACGACACAGACATGGTCAGGCTATCCTCACGACGAGAACAAGCCTGCAGAGATACAGTTCGACATGGCTGCGGCCTTCGATGATATGATCGATTGCCTGGTGGATCTCGGGGTGACCATACCTGCCGGCGAACCGCATGTCGTCGTAGTCAAGGGTTGGTTCTATTGCGGGCCCGAATATACCGTCGGGTGCTATGAACCCGAGACAACGACGATATTCCTGGGTAACAACGGCTACCTTCAGGTCTTCGAGCACGAGGTCGTTCATTGGGCAACCGGCTTAATGACCGACGGCCACGACTCGATCTATTTTTCAACCTGCGGCGGGCTGTAGCTCCTCAGCGAGCACCCCCTGTTAGAATTTTTGCCAGTAAACGGTATGCGTGCTGGACCCATCCGTATTTGTCAAGTACATATTGGTCCCGTCGAAATACACCGTCCCAGCCACACCCACCCCTCCTGTATGCGCTACGCCGCCGTAGTACAATACCAGAACAACAGCCGCGTTTGTTGCTGAAATGTTATACATGCCGGCCGCCGGGGTCCAGTTGGCGCCTGCGAGGATGTTCTGGGTGCCGGAGCTTGCAAAAGCCAACTTGGTACCCACCGCGCTCCATGTAGTGCCGGGCGAAGAGCTGCTCGTGTTTATGTAGAGTACCCCCGCGGCCGATACCCAAAGCGACCCACTAAACGCCGCATGAGTTGGCGCAGAAGCTGAGGCGGCGGGGATGATAATAAGGGGCGCTCCCCCCACGTATAAGCCATCATCTATAGAGAACCTCCCCGCGTACATTTTCTGTCCAGCTGCTGCGGGATAACAACGGGAATCAATTCCAAAGCTAGGACTGGTTGTAGAAGTATCTGTCGGGATAACCGACACTCCTATCCCGGAAACGGGGTCGGGGTCCAGCCCTCCAGCCGCAGACAGGTCTGGCTCCACGGATACGACCAATGCACTTTCTCCCCTGATCGCATCGGCCGAGCCCGTTATGTTCATCCTGAGCTTTGCGCCGTTGGCGTCACCGTCAAAAGAGGCCACCGGACCAGTGGCGTACCCCGCGTTATAGATGTCCATCCGGTTGTTTCTGGAGTCTATGATGATACTGGTATCTACCGGCAAGACCACGGCCCCGTTATTATGGGCCTTTACCCCGCTGCAACCCGTGAGTGTTGTGTCCGTCTTGCCCGTCCAAGAGAAAGCGTCCTTGTCATTCGTCGAATCCAGTATCCAGCCGGATCCACTTGCGGCAAAATCCGTGGTGTCTTTGACGTTGAGCGTGGTGTCGCTCAGGCTGGCGGCGCTGGTCAGATAGCTGCCCTTGGTCATGAAGGTGCCGGCCTGGATGTTGATGCCGCGTATGCTGCCTGCAGTGATCTTGTCGGCTGATAGGTCATCGACGTCCAGGTTCGTGATGCCGTAATAGATCGCGGCTACGTTGGCGGCCGTGGCCGTGCTGGCGTTTCCGAAAAGGTCGACAGTTTTAACCTCGAAATAAATGGCTGGGGTCTTGCCGGAGGCGGCTATCTCTGCTGCGGTCAGCATCCGGGCATAGGTATTGTCCTGGATCGGGATCCAACTTCCCCAGGATCCTCCGGCGGTGACCTTGGTGCGGACCTGGTACTCTTTAAAGTCGCTTTCCTGGTTCTTGTCCCAGGTCATCTGCGCTCCCCGGGGAAGTGCCTGGATTACGCTGTTTGCCGGGTTTGCCGGCGCGGCCTGGGTGATGGCGAGTGTGGCCTGACTGGAGGCGCTGCCGTAGACGTTTTTCCTTTTAACCTTGATCGTGACCGCGCCGTTCGCGGCGACGACGAACGAATCAAGGCCGGCGGCGATCCCGTCGCCGTAGATGTACTCCCAGCGGTTCTCTTTGACGGGGGTGAAGGTCTGGCGCAGTACCCCCCCGGTGAAGACATCGACGTCAAAGAAATTATAGGCAGGCTCGGAGCCGGTTGCGGGCGGGTCCCAGGTGACGGCGAACTTGAGCCCATTCCACTCGGTGCCGCCGCCCTCGAGCACCAGGTTTGCCGGGGCGTCGATCGTGACCGCCGAGGCGGCTATCGTGAGAGAGTCGGTGGGGGCGGTGGCGTCGTCGGCAAAGAGGCCGCGCACGTTTACGGCAACGACCTTGACGGTGACTATGTCGCCTTTTCGGAACCCGCCCCGGGCGCCCTCTACCAGGAAGCCTTCTCCCAGGGAGAAGTCGTTGCCGTAGAGGCCGTACCCTCCGGCGTTGACCTTGACATAGACAGCGGCGTAGGAGAAGAAGATATCGTCCGCGGGCTGGGTGTAGGTGACGGTGATGGTGGGCAGGTACGTGCCCTCCTGGCCGACGTGCCCGCCCTCTGCCAGGGTGAGCCCGGTGCAGTGGCCGGGCGCGGCGTAGGGGCTGGGCAGCGTGGTAACGAGGACCGTGCCGGGGTCAACGGTGTTCTCTTCGTAAAAAGAGGCATCGTAGACCTCACAAAGGTAATCCACTTCTTCGTCCTGACTTTCGCTGGCCTCGATGATCCGGAACTCCTCGGCAACCCAGCCGGGGACGTCATGGGTGACCGTGGCGATATCGCCGATGGCCAGGGCCAGGCTGTCCATCTTGCCCCGGAACCGGCAGAAGACGTTGCCGAACACGAATTTCTTGCCGTAGTACTCCGCCAGACGGTAGGCCTGGTCGTACGTGGGCACCCCCCTGCCGTCGATGGCCTTGTCGATGACGCGCTTCTTGTTCTCCTGGTCTTCCCAGTCGTTGTAAATGGCGGTCTTTTGCGGAAAGAGCTGCGGGCCCTGGAACAGAGGGTAGCCGCTGCGGTAAGCCCGGCTCCGGGCGGAGCAGCCGGTGAGCTCCGTTGCGGTCTTGCCGGTGTAGATGACGGCATCGGCCCCGATGTAAACCGTGCCCGTGGCGGTGAGCGTGCCGCGCAAATCCGCATAGGGGATGACGGCGTCGGCCGCAGCAAGGTCGCCGTTTATGAGCGCGACGTTCTGTCTGATCTCCTGGTCGATGTAGGTGACGATGATGCGGTTGGGCCGCTCGTTGATCTCGGCCTCGAAGGGACCCTCGAAGGAGTCGGAGACGATGCTGTCCATGTCAAAGGCCTTGGCAGCGGAGCCGGTGCCCTCGACGTTCACGGCCATGGTGCCCGCGGAGTAGGTGATGAAGCCCCGGCAGGCGGTCAGCATCCAGTCGAGAATTTTTGTTTCCTCGGTGCCTTCCGTCAGGGACAGGTTTAGCTTGTAGCCCAGCGCGTCGCAGAGGTCGGCAGCGGCCTTGCAGCGGGCGAAGTCGATCTGCGAGGAGGTCAGCTTCTGCAGGGTCCTGTTCATCACGAAATCGAGCAGGCACCAGACGGGGTTGTCCGACCAGGCGGCAGCGCCGTCCAAGGTGCCGTCGGAATTGTACTTCTGGACCTTTAACCCCTTGACCGTGAAGACCACCTTGTCGAAGCGGTTGTCGAGGGCCAGCATCTGGAGGGAAAGGACGGCCATATTATTGCCGCTGCTCTCCATGTCCTGGAGCGACCAGGAAAAAGGACCGAGCCCGTACAAAAGCGAGATGCTCGCGACCGCGGTCTTGGGGTAGTATTTCGTGTCTCCATGAAATGCGAAGGACTGCCCGGCAGCTCCCAGGTAGGGCGTATATCCCATATTGAAGCCCCAGGTCGTCGTATACTGGCTGACGCCGTCCTTATAGGCCATGATGCCGTTGACCGTGAAATTCACTATGGAAGAGATCTCGCCTTCGCAGATGCCGTAGATGCGGTCGCCGTAGAACCCGGTTGCGACGCCTCCAAAAACAGGCGTGGAGACGATCTCCTCATCCAGCAGAGTGCCCGGTACGATCGCGGTGCCGTAGATGATGGGGATGGCTAGGCCCGTTGCGCTCACGTCCTCCTTCATCCTGACGACTCCGCCCCGCAGATAGACCTGATCGTCAAACCCGCCGAAGTTGGCCAGGTTTGAAAACCCCGAGCAGGTCCGCTTGGTTTTGTCGCACTCTATGACGTACTGGGTGGACGTGTCGCAGGCAGCGGCCAGCGCGCCGGCCCAGGTGATCTCTCCGGTGACGGTGTTATGCGCGGAAAGGTAGCGGACCGCGCCCTTGTTCGTCCCGGCCAATATCTTGACCATGCCGCCGACCATGGACGAGATGCCGGCCAGAGCGTTGTCGGTAAGCGATAGCGTGGTGCCCGCGTCGGCGGTGCTCCGGACCTTGGAGGCGCTGTTGTAGGTGCAGTAGCCGGCGGAGCAGAAGTCCCAGTTGCATTTTTCGGTATAGACGCGCCAGGGCGACTTAGACTGCGCCCGGTCGAACATGCTGACGATCCGGACGGAGAGGGCCTGCTCGGTGACCTTGGGCGTGTCCATGAACCCGGAGAACTGGAGAATTTTATCGTCCGTTGCCGGGTCTCCGTCCACGGGATAGGCTCCATGGAGGATGGAGTTGTCTGCCGAGCCGTTCAGCCTAGCAGAGCAGCCGGTGAGGGCTACGCCGGTATTGCCGGTGAAGGTGAACTTCTCGCCATTGATGTAGGCGATGCCTGCTGACGGGAATGTGCCGGAAAGCCCGTCATAGGGGATGGATCCGTCGGCCTTGAGCACCGCGGCGCTGGTGAGCGCGCCTGCCCGGGCGAGGAAGATCTTGAATACGTCGGCCCGGACCCCGGAGAAAGAGTCGGCGGCGTAGTAGGCGGACATTGCCAGATCGGTGTTGTCGATGGAAATGGTGCAGTTGTCGACCTTGTTGGCAAAGAAACTCTTGATGGGCGAATGCGAAAACTGCCGGGCGTAGAAGACCTCTCCCTGGAAGGTGAGGTCGTCGTCGTTGTCGGTGAAGCGGAGCGTGCTGCCGGAGAGGTAGAGCACGCAGCAGGAGCGCGGCTCTGCGCCTTCTTCTTTGGCTATCTCGGTGGCGACGGGTGCGGAAAGGGAACGGGACATGAGGGCCTCGAATTAGGTGGTTTTTACTCGGAAATTGACCTGTGTGCTGTAGCGACCGAACCGGAAATAGCCCTGCCCCATCTCGTCATCGTCGAACCGGACGGTGTAGGTGACGCTGTCGATGGGGTTTAGCCAGGTGAACCACGTGGCCTTGCCTTTTTTAGCTATGAAGAAGGCGAACATGGCGTCTGCCTGGCTGGTGGTCAGCCGGTCGAACTTCAGGCTGAAGCCATAGATGCCGTTGGTTCGCTTCGAGCGCAGGGTCTCCTTGCCGGTCTCGCCCTCGCTTGTGCGGGTTACATATTTGACGGTGCGGTTCAGGACATAGTTGGGAACCCAGGTGAAGTCTGCCATTATGCATACCCCTTTTCAGCGTGGTCGTTTGCCTTTTTGACGCTGCCTGCGTTCTCCATCATGACGCGCTCGACGTCCTTGCTGTCCATGGCATAGATGATGGTGGTATTGCCGCCCTGTCCGCTTTCCCCGGGCCGCCAGCCGGATCCGTAGGTGGACTGCTCGTAGTTGAAGTAGCGGTAGTTGTCCTGCTGCGGCATGCCGGTGGTGGGGTTTGCCGCGAAAGTACCGGTGGCCCCGCCGCCTCCGTCAAAGGTCTGGGAGCGGATCTTTGCGACCTGGGCCATGCCGAGGGCCACGATGCTGGCGGCAAGCACGCCGCCGTAGATGCCGCCCTGGGCCATGGCCTTGGTGGCGCCCTGATAGGTGTTGATGATGGCCTCGGCCGTTGCCGCGCTCTTCTGCAGAGTAAACCATTTGCGGGCGTTCTTGCCACCCTGGCTGGCCATGAGCTGGCCTATCTGAGAGACGTTTCCGGCGGTCTGCGAGGCCATGGCAAGCTTCTGGTCATTGGTCAGCTTGTCCTGCCTGCGTTCGTGCTCGGCGACCTTGCCGGTCCGCTCCATCTCGCGGAGGGCGAGGGTGTCGTAGTAGTCCTGCTCACTGGTGGCGCTGGCCATCTTGGCGGCGGTCGCCCAGTCGAAAGCCGCGAGCTCCTGCTGCCAGATCTCGTCCTTTGAAGCGCCGGTGGCGCGGTAGAGGTCCAGGAGCTGGGCCTGGTAGGCGGACTCGCGGGCGTATTCGTTGGTTACGGTGACGTCGCCGTTCTCTTTTTTCTTCGGGTTTGCGGCGTTTTCGCCCACGGTGCCCTTGTTGCCCGCGGTGAAGAGCGACTCCTGTGCCCGAAGTATCCGCAACTGGGCCACGGTCTCGTTGATGCTCAGCTTGAGGGTCTCGGCCTTGCGCGCTGCCGCCTCGGCTACGTTCTCCCCCTTTTTGGTGATGGCAAAGAAGGGGGTATTCTCCCCGCCTGCCACGTCCACCAGTTTGTTGTATTCCTCGGTAAGCTGCTTCACCTGCTCCACCAGCACCGGGATGCCCTGCTGCGCCCGGGCGCGGTTCAGGTCGAACTCTGCCTCAGCCAGCTGGCGCTTGGCCGCGGTCAGTTCTTTGGTCTGCCCCTGCTCCTTGAGCGCGGACTCTATCCAGGTGCCGGCCGCGGTCGCCGCCTTGATGGTTTCCTCCGCGGCTTTTTTCTGCGCGTCGCTGTAGCTTTTCCAGATAGCCACGCCGGCGGTCACGGCCAGGCCCAGCGCGCCGAAAGCCACGGCGCCCTTACCGAGCTTTGCGGCCATACTCTCGGTGACGTCCTCGAGCTTTCGGGCCATCTGCGCGGGCAAGCCCAGGGACCGGGCAAGGTCTCCGGCCTGCTCGCCCACGCCCCAGAGCGCCGCTTTTGCGCCGATGGAGGACTTCTCGATCGACTTGCCGACGTTGGCCATCTGGGAAATGATCTTGCTGTCGTCGATCTCGATCGGTATTTTGAGCGGGTCAAACTTTTCGGACATGGATGCCCTCTCTACCGCGCTGTGCGGATGGCGCCCGCCCAGGCCTTTGCAAGGTTGGGGGCGAAGTTATTTACCACGTAGCTTCTGACCACATACTGGAAGTCCAGCCGATCGGCCTCGTACCGCGGCTTGCGATACGTAAAGAGCAGGACAGGGATGCTCGATTGCGGACCGGTGCGCTTAAAGACACCCACCAAGGGGATGCCGTAGAGCGTGCCCACCCCGCGCTTCGCCGCCTTACGGCTCATCTTGTTGTAGCCCAGGGCCTGGTCCGCGTGCATCTGGGCAATCAACTTTTTCATGTAGCTGCCGGAGATGTTGCCGGAGCGCTGTTCGAGCGGAGCGCCAGGGCCCGGGACCATCCACTGGCCCTGCCCCATCAGACCGGAGCGCCGAAACACGGACTCAGACGCCTTGACCACCCGGTCCGCCCCGGTGATGTGCGGCAGCAGCACCCTGCCCACGTCGAACCCCGAACCCTCGCCGCGGACGATATGGACCGACCCGGAAAGCGTTGCCTTGGTGGAAGCGGACCACCGGACTCCCCGCTGGACCACCGGGACGGGGCGGTCGAATACGTCCTTGATCTCCTTGACCGCTGCCTGGTGGGCGCCCTTGAGCGTATCGTTTAAGGCCTTCGACAAAGCGAAGCGCAGCTGTTTGTTGGCCGCGTCGGAGAGCTGCGCCTGGAGTTTGTCTATGCCTTTGATGGATATCTGCATGAAATGCTCACTCTCCCACAGCACCCCTCCTGAGGGGGGTGCATTTATTCCGGCGCGCCTGCCTTCTTCGGCACCTTCTGCCACCCGTAGTCCTCGGGCTTTGGAGCGTTCAGTCGTTCCCGCTCCGCCCGAAGCGCGCCGAGCGCGATCCAGTCGAAGTCTGTCAACTCGTGGCGGTCTATGGTGCAGAGGCCGTCCTGCATGGCGATGTAATGCTGCAGCCGTTCGAGCCGCTTCTGGTCCTTGAGTTTCCTGCCCCGGGGGCATTTGGGGCAGTCCTCGGAAAGAAGCAGCTTTGCCTCTTCCCGGGGGTTGCTGTCAAAGTACGTCTTCTTACAGGGGATGCAGTGCTGGACTTTCGTCCGCTCATAAGCGGTCCGAAAGTCCTCTATCAGTTTTTTTCGACGTCCACGACCTCAAAGACCTGGAACACCAGCCCGGCCTTGGAAACATCGGGCAGGGTCTCCTTGGTGAAGGGTCCCTCGATCTTCTCCGCCCAGGCGTCAAAGCGCTCGGCGCGGACCTTGATCAGGACCTCGTCGTCCTCGGTCCTGAGCCGCTCGGCCATGTGCGCGTTCAGGGCCTTGTTGTCGGGCACGTTGAAGGTGACGGTTATCTTTTTGGTCATTACTTTTGCGGTGACTGCGATCTGCATACATTTTCCTTTCGTTCTTTAGTGGTTCTACGCCAGCAGCGCCGCTGCTGCGATGTAGGTGAAGGTCTCGACCACGGGGTTCGTGGCATCGTCCAGGATCTTAAAGTCGAGCGAGCTGCCGAGCCTGCCGGTCTCGCCGCCGTCGGGGATAGGGGCGGACTTTATCCGGCACCGGGGGATCCGGGTCCTGCAGCCGAACTTGAAAGCGCCCTGGGGGTCGACCAGGCTGCCGCTGTCCAGGTCTACCTCTACGGCGCAGTTGTCCTGGGCGGTGTAGTAGCCGATCTCGGTGGCGTCGCTGTAGTCCATCTCGATCTTGAACGAGGCGTCCCGGCGGTCGATGTCCACGCCCAGGTTGTCGAGCTGGAACTCGGTCTTGTTGTCCACGGAGAACTCGTAGGACCGGAACCGGGTGGAGAGGGCGTCGGGGGTGGCGCTGGAGATGCTCTCCGCTCCCTGCGTGGGCGCGGCGTCCAGGGATATATTCGCCCCGGTCTCGAGCCAGCAGCGGAGGTTCCGGGCCTTGAGCCAGGCTTCGTCTACCCAGGCCGGGAAGCTGTCGGCGTTGGCCACGCGGGTGCCGTTGCCCACGAGCACCAGCTCGGTGGTGAGGTAGCCGCCCTTGGCCGCGTTTTCTTTGTAGCTCTGGGCCACGAGCCCCTTGTAGAGCAGCTGGTTGCCGCCCAGGACGACGATGCCGTTGATGCTGGGCAGGCTTGCGCTGTTGGCCATCAGTACGCCCTTGTGGCGATAGGCGGTCTCTGCGCCGTCCTGCGCCGGGGTGTTGGATCCCAGGGTCAGGGCTCGGGCGCCGGCCACGAAGGAGGAATGGGAGCGCTCCTCGGTAATGGTGATGCGGACCTGCGCCTGGAGTATCTCCTGGGAGGTGCCGAACTCTGTGCCGGTGACCATGTCAGAGTCGTCGGCCACGTCGTCGGGCCACTCGACCTTGATCTTGGCGCCCTTGAGAGTCAGAAAGTTTGTTCCATTGACCGTGACTGCGGCCCCGTAGCTTGCCTCCTTGGTAAAAAAGGAAAACATGCCTTTTGTTGCGTATCCGAATTTTACTCCCATGGTAGGTCCCTCCTGAGATTACTGGTATGCGTTCATGTTTTCGGTGGTGTATTCGATCGTGAAGCGGACGCGGGTGCCGGCATAGATATTCTCGCCGACGGCAACGGCCGCCTTCTCCGCAGTGACGATGCCGGTTTCCTCCGCGAGGCCGTCCCAGGTCCGGTCCGTGCCGATCGCGGTGACGACATCTGCCTTTGCGTTCTCGACATTTGCCATAGTGTCGTTCCCGGACAGGGCGCAGAGGCATTCGATATCCATACGGTGTATCTCACGGCCGATCACCTGTTCAGGGGTGTCCGAATAGGTGATGTCCATGCCCTCGATCTCGTCATCGGTGAACGGGGTGTCCTTCTGGACGAATATGTTTGACCCCATGTCGGTCTTGTACCCGTTCGCGATCAGGACGGTTTGCATCCTGGCCTTGAATTCGTCCAGTATCTGCTTGGACTTGGGGTCTGTGGCCACGGTGGGGACTATTCCGGTCCAGGGGCCGAGGATGCCCCGTGATATTCTTCCGAGTACGGTCATTGTTTGATCACCTTCATGAGCGTCGGCAGCTTGTTGACGTGCGTTGCCGTGACGTTGTACTTGGCCACGAGGCCGGTGACGCCGTCGTGCGTGGTTGCGTTGGCTGCGCTGTCGTAGCAGGTGATGACCGACGATACGGGCATGCCGTTGGTGTCGAACACGAAGGTATCCTCAACGGCGTTCTCGAGGGAGAGGCCCAAGAGGCGGTCTGCCTTTACCCCGACTGCCGCCATGCTGGCGTCCACCGGGAACTCTGCGATCTGTATGGTGGTGCCGAGCGCCTCTGCGGTGTTGGCGCTTTTGTACCTGCCGTAGATGACGGTGCGGTCTGCCTGGTCTGTCTCCGCCTGGGTGAGCTCGACGTAGTACCGGCCGTTGCCGATTGCCACGAGGACTCCTGCGGTATTTCCCCAGGCCGCGCCGGCCAGGGAGATCTGCGGCTGGCCGCCTGCCTCGCCGGTCTCGGGGGTGATGCCGTCGGTGGCATCGACGCAGTGAAATTCCATGCGCCGGAGCGCTGCGGTGGCTTCGTTCTTTTTTACCTGGATCATGAGTTTCTCCTCTGCGCCTGCTGGTAGTAGTAGCCCGCTGATGCTGCGAAGACGTAACCTATCAGCGCAGCCAGTGACATATCCCACCACGCGACCGAGAGCGAGGGGATGTCATATTGCTCGTTCCAGATGTCCTCGTAAAAGATAAACGTCTTCCCGTCGAGCTCGACGATGGAGGGGTCGGCGAGCTGTGAGTTTGCGCCATACGCTTTTGTCGGGTCTGCATTCCAGTAGCCGGTGAGGTGCAGAACCCAGTCTTCCTTGATCCACGGCCCTGTGACGTCAGGCGCGGCATAGAGCGTGATCTCTGTCGGGGTGACTGCTCCGGCGGTGTTGCTGTCGTGGCCGAAAATGATACGTTCGCCGCCGATCGTGCTTGACTGCAGCTCGCCGCAGGAGGTGCCGTGGCCGTCGTAGGACGGGATGACCGGGTTGCCTGCATAAGGGGCCAGGGACGTGAGCGCTGCACCCGTGTAGAGGTTAGCGTTCCACGACGGGCCCATCTCCGCCAAAACTTTGTATTCCGATCCGTCGTGCTCGAAGGTGTTGTTGCCCACCTCCGCGGTGATAACCGGGTTTACGATGACGCCTGTCTGCACCAAAGACCAGCTCCCCGGCGCGCCTGTGGGCGAGGTGTAGTAATCGATGCGGTTGCCCGTGCCGCCTGTGATATAGGCCGCATACCAGGTGAGCATGTGATAGGTGCCGCCGATCTTCCGGACACAGCTCCTGCCGTGCTGCGTGACACAGAGCCCCTGGTTTGCCCAGGGGATGGCCGAGCCCGCAGAGGCAGCGGTAAGAAAATCGGCCACCGGCACGTCCATGTAATAGACGTCGTGGCTCGCAAAGGGATAGGACTGCGTTCCGTAGAGCGCGCCGCCGATGGCCCGGTCCGGGTCGTTGTAGGAGAGCTTGGAGTACCAGTTCCGGAGCGTGCTGACCCCGCCAACATCCTCGACGATGACGTTCTGCTCCAGGCCTGTTTCCCTGGCGAAGATGCCGTTCGTGGTGGCGGATTTGTACCGCGTGGGCACGGGGAAGGGTCCGAACCGCTCGATCCTGACTATGGTGTTTGTGCCGTCCCATGACCCGGCGGAAAAGGGATCTCCCACGCAGAGCCAGTAGGGATTGCCGTTGTCGTTTAGAGATGCCCATGTCTGCCAGCCGGTGTCGGACAGGATGGTCGCTTCATTTGATGCGAGCGTGATGACCGCCTTCCATTTGGCAAGGGTCGTATACAGGATGGTTCTGTAAACGGTGTCGGTTTCAATCGCAGAAGCATAGTTTGCCGCGACTATGTTGACCCACGCACCGGATGCGTTGTAATAGGACGTTGCTAACTTGCCGGTACCCGATGCAGGATTATAGGCGGCAATAATGCGGGAGTAGGTGTCACCGTCGCCTGCCGCCGGAGTCGTGGCTTTCTGCATGAGATGGATATACCGAAACGTCTTTGACCCGTCTGCGACGTTGGGCATTGACCAGTCTATTTTGCAGATGCCGTCGGCTTTTGCGACTGCAGCGGAGAAGCCCATGATGGCGCTCTTGTTTACGTTGCCCGAGCAATTGAGCACGACGCCCGCCGCACCCTCGTCCGCGGTTGCGCCATTGGCGACTGACCGGAACAGGTGGGTGGTGTCGAAGCTTGAATCGTCGAGGGTGTCTGTGAAAACAAGAGCCTTTGACATTTACGCTGTCCCCTTGTTTTTCTCGATCGTTCTGAACCAGGAGCTGCCGAGCAGCGTTCCGACCAGGCCGAAGATGTCGCTGATGCCGACCTCGGGCATGGGAGGCAGGACCACCCAGGGCATGGCGGCGGTCGGTATAAAGGCCTGCATTGCCTGGATGCTCTGGATGACCCATATGGACATGCCGGTTATGATGCGGGTGGGGTAGTACAACCCCATGGCCATGACGCAGACCCAGCCGATGGCGGGGCGCCAGCCGGAATTGAACCACGAGCCGCTCTGGGCGTCCGCCAGGTTTAGGCTGCCCATGATGGTCTGGAGCTGTTCGGCGAGCTTTGATTCGCTCTCGGCCAGGATCTTTTCTACCTGCGCCTTGACAACGGGATCGACGCCGGTAATGGCTGTGCGGATGGAGGTGAACACCCCGCCCACGGAGCCGAGCGCGGTGCCGACGCCTTCGCCGGCGGCCTTGATGCCCTCGCCTGCTTCCTTTGCTCCGCTGCCTATGAGTTTGTTCCAGAATGCCATGGGGACCTCCGAAAACTTGCGAACCTTGTTCTCACACGAAGCCACGAAGACACGAAGAGAACCTAGTGCGGAAATTCAAAATCAGCAGATCCTGATGTGGAGCGCGAAGGACTGCTTGTTGTCTACTGCTTTCATGAACTCGGCGAAGGCTTCCTTGCTGCGAAGGACGGCGAGCTTTTTTACCTGCCGGCCGGTGTCTTCGTCTTTTACCGTTATGTCGCCGAACTCTTTGCCGAGCAGGATGCAGCCCTCGGTGTCTTCCTCGGTGTTGCCCGAGTGGATCAGGATCGCCGTGCGGCCGGGGACGTCGAGGACCTGGTAGGTCTCGCCGTGCCTGGGCGTCGTGACCTTCTGGCAGAGATAGCTGGCGGCAGGGATGCAGGAGATGCCCCGGGCGTTGTCTTTCCATTCTTCTTCGAGGGTGAGCGCTATGGGCCGGGTGCCGTTTATGAGCACGCCCAGCACGCCGTCGTCGGTGATGAGAAATCTTTTCAGAGTGAGTTCCATATCTAGGGCCTCCTTACAAGCTTCTGCACGATCACTTCACCGAATTGACCACTTGGATAACGAGGCTGATAATGATACCTCCCAGGATGCCGTAAGCGAGCTTATGGATAGCATCGAGCTTGCCGTCCCGCGTTTTGTTGTCGCCTTTCATCTCTGTGACCTCTTTTTCGATGGTCTCATGGCGGAGCTTGCAGAACGTCCGGTTGACCATATCGACGAGCTCTTTGTCGAGCAGGTCCCGGCAGATGTCTTTTACTTTTTCTTCGGTGAGCTCTGCCATGGATGGGCCGTCCTCGTCTTTCTGCGACCCTGCAATGTTCTGTGCACCCCTTGCCGCCCGATTTGTTTTGTGGTAGACTCGCTTTGCCCGATCGGGTGACGGACGGCATTTCCGGGAGGTCGCTCTCCTGGGGGTGCTGTCCGTTTTTTTATGGCTTCTTCAAGATCAGCGTGATCATGCCCGTGCCGTCTGGCTTTGCTTCCTGGACGGTGTAGGCAACGGCATTGATCGTGATGCTGCTCCCTTTTTTTGCCGCCGGAACAGACGCTGCCGCGCAGATGAATGCCGGCGCCGGGCTGCCTACATCCACGCTTTCCATGACCGTATACTCATTCAAAAAGGCACCGTAGATGGTTGCCGCGCCGTAGGTTGCGGCATCGGAGAAACCGTCCGAACTGTTTACGAGCGCTGTCTTTTCATCTGCGGTCCAGGTGGGCATTGCTTACCTCTTGAAGCTCCCGGGGCTTTTTGCCCCGGGAGATGCTTTTTTAATTACGACAGGTTCTGCCAGCACTTCACATAATCGACCTGGGCCGTCCCGACCGTGGCCGCTGCGCCTTCCTTGCCGATCCTGGCAAAGGGCTGCAGCTGGAGCGCTGCCGTGGTCCCCATGTTGAACGTGGTGCTTGCCGCCACCTGCGCCCCGTCGATATAGAACCGGATGCCGGTATAGTCGTCGCAGGAGATACGGAGCACATGCCATTCGTTCACCGCGAAGGTGATGCCCGTGGCCACGAGGCTGGTCTCGTTGGCGCTGTTGTCGTCGGTCTCGACCGTGATGACGCCCGAGCCGTCCGCGCGGAACAGGATCGATTCGACGAGGCTGTCCACGGACACGTTGGTGTCGCTGCAGAGGCCGCAGGCGAAGATGACCGCACCCGTGGGGACTACGGTGAAGCGCACGCGGGCCTCGAAGTTGAGGCCCCGGTTCAGCGTGAAAGGCCGCTCGTCGCCCATGTAAAGGCCGGAGAGCTGGACCTCATTCTGCGCGTCCAGCATGATGCCGAGCACGCCTCCCGGCTGGTCCGCCGTGAGTACCGGGGTGGTCGAGCCCAGGGCGGAGGTATCGAGCAGCGTCCAGGTGTTCGTGACATCGACGATCTTTCCGACGAAGTGATCCTCCCAGTACACGCCCGCCACCTCGCGCACGGTTGCGTGGTTGTTCTGCGGATCCTTGAATGCCAGCCGGTTCGCCTGTCCGGCCCACTGTCCTTCAATTTTCGTTGTCATGTTTTAGGGCCTCCTTATGACAGGTTCTGCCAGACGGTGACGTAATCGACCTCCATGACGCCGAGGTTCGTGCCCGCTGCGGCCTTGCCCATGCGGAGGTAGGGCTGAAGCTGGAGCGTGGGGACCTGCGCCATGGTGAAGGTGGTGCTTGCCGCGGTGCTGCCGACCAGGTTTCCGTCGACGTAAAACTTGATGTCCGTGTAATCTGAGCAGTCGATCCGGAAAACATGCCACTCGTTCACGATGTGGGTGATGCCCGTGGCTACCTTGCTGGTCTCGTTCACGGTGTCGTCGGTCTCGACCGTGACCGCGCCGGAGCCGTCGTACCGGAACCAGATGGACTCCGCGACCGTATCGAGCGTGGCATGGTGGTCTCCTGCCAGGCCGATGGTGGCGATGCCCGCGTCCGCCGGCAGCGTGGTGAACCTGCAGCGCGCCTCGAACACGAGCCCGCGGTTCAGGGTAAAGCATCGCTCGTCGCCCATGCCCATGGCCGCGATCTGTACTTCCACGGCGTTCGTGAGCGCAAGCTCCACGACCCCGCCGGGCTGGTCTGCCTTGAGCGTCTCCGTTCCGCCCAGCGCGTCGATCAGGGTCCAGGTGTTCGTGACGTCGATGGCCTTGCCGATGAAATGATCATGGAAGACCACACCCGAAACAGGCAGGACCGAAGCATGTCCGTTGTACTTGTCGTAGAAGCGGAGCCGGTTGCCCTCTCCCTGATACTTGCCTTCAATCTTGGTTGTCATGGATATACCCTCCTGATTTTAAGGGAGCGGCCCGGCATGACCCGGACCGCCCGGGTTAATGGTTAACTGCGATGGCTTAAAGTGCCGTTGCCGATACGTTTCCTGTGTAGCGCGGCTGGAGCACGGCGATGATCGTGACGTTTCCGGTCTGGCCGCCGCCGCCCACGTCGTCGGAGATCCGGAGCGTGAGCCAGTTGTGGCTGTTTGCCGTGTCCATGTCCGCGGCATCGACCTCGATAATCTGCAGGAAGTTGTCTTCCGTGGCGTTTGCGATCGTGAGCGCCGCCGAGGAGGCGTCCGCCGCGAGCACGTCGCAGCTTGCGGAACCCTGCGCCGCACCGCCCTTGGCATGGTGGAAGGTGAGCGCCGTGGTGGCGGCCCCGTCTGTTGCGCCGGAATATACCCGCAGCGTGCTGTCGGCCACGCCGATGGCGTGCCACTGGATCAGGAACGTGGCGCGGCTGAAGTTCTTCATGTTGATGCTGTCGGTGTCGAGGGTGGCACCGGCATTCAGGTCTCCGTAGCGGAGGACCGGGACTATCTTTATCCGTTCTGCAAGGTTCATTGTTAAAACCTCCTTAAATAAGATTGCACGGTGCATGGGGCATAGCGCATGAGGTCTACCCCCTCTGCGCTATGCCCATGCCCTATGCGGTTTTGGTTTTCACTATGCTCTGGTTGCCACTGCCACGAACGGGGAGAGCGTTGCGCTGCCCTTGGCCGGGGTGAGCGGGCTGTTCCAGATGGGCTGGCCGTTGTTCCGGACGGTCCACTTGAAGACCTGCTCGTCGTACAGGAACCGGACCTCGACCGAGCGGGCTGCGGTGATGCCGCCCTTTTCGATGACGAGGTACTGGGAGAGGTCGACGAACATGATGTCGCCGACGGTGCCGAGCGCTGCGCACTGTTCGACTTCGATAACCGGCTTGCCGAAGATGGTGCCGTAGGGGGCTCCAGACAGACCGCCCGCAGGCATGTAGAGCGGAACCGCCGCAGTGCCCATGACGAGCTGCATGTTCATGAGCTGCGGCATGCACTCAGAGTTCATGATCCAGACCGCGTTCGCCTTGCTCCGGGCGGGCATGCGCGAATACGCCTTAATGATGTTCTGCGCGTCGATGGTGGCTGCCAACTGTCCGGTTTCCTTGGTGACGGAGACAAGCGCGCCGCTGTTCAGTATGCCGAGCATCTGGCCTGCGCCGCTGCCGTTCAGGATCTCATCGTCCTGTTTGTAGCCCAACTCTTCGACGAACGCCTGAGAGAAAACTGCCTGGAGCGCGGAAGCATCGGAGAGAAGCTCCTCCGTGGCGTAGCCGATGCCCATCAGTTTCTCGAGCTTCAGTTCCATGTTGCGGAACTTCGGCTTTTTGGCGGTGACGGTTCCCGCCTCTGCGGTGCGGTAGACCTGGACGCCGCCCCAGCGGGAGCCGGTGACGCGCGTGGTCTCGTCGACGACCGGAGCGTTCAACGTGTTGCCGCTGATCGGGATGTGCCGGCAGCGGGGATACAGGACCGAGGTCTCGTTCGCCCGGTCGAGCAGCGAGGTGGTGAAGTCCGTCTGGATCAAGAAGCTGCCGTCGGACGGGATGGCCTCGCCGGCGCCGGTTGCGACGTCATAAACTTCTTTCAACATCTGGCGCGAATGAGCATCCCCGCTGGCCGCAGACTTGACAGCGATCAACTGCTCGCCCAGGCTGCGGAAGGGCTTGCCCTCGTGCGCCGGGGTTACCTTAATGTTCAAGGGGCCGCCGTTGGAGGCCTTCTTGACCCGGTTCAGGATCTCTGCCCGGAGCTGGGACTCGTCCCAGCTGTTCTCGATGGCGTGCTCGGCAAGGGCGTCCATCTTGAACTCCTTGCCGATTGCCCGGAGCTCCTTTGCGCGGGCAAGTTCATTTGTGCGGGTCTGGTTCAGGACCGCCGCTGTCTGTGATTCCTGGTCGCACGTCGGACAGGCGTCTCCTATCATCGGCGTGCCGTGTTTAGTGCAATTCATAGCGTGTGTCTCCTTTCGTGGGGTATGTCCCGCTGCTGTGGGCGCTGGTCCTGCGGCGATGTTCGATGCCGCTGCGGCCTGCTTTCCGGCAGGCATGCTCCCGGCAGGTTTTTCCCCCATGCCGGAAGGTGCAGCAGTATGACTATCAGCCGCGGAGCGTGCCGCGAGCTGCTGTGGGACGTTTTTGAATTTCGAGAGATCGAAGGCCATGGCCGCCATCTTCTGAGGCTTGGTGCACTCGTCGCAGAAGCCCATGTCCAGGGCCTCGTCGGCGTTCATCCAGGTCTCCGCGGCCATCAAGGCGCCGATCTCGTCGTCCGTCTTCCCGGTCTTGTTCCGGTAGGCGCTCACGATGCCGACTTTGATCTTGTCCAGGACGTCGGCCTCCTTGCGCAGCTGCTCTGCCGTGCCGCCGGCCCCGCTCCAGGGGTCGTGGATCATCATGGTCGCGTTCTCGGGCATGACGATCCTGCCCGCCATAGCTATGACCGAGGCGATCGAGGCGGCGAGGCCGTCGATGTAGACGGTCTTTTTTGCCTTGTGCTGCACGAGCAGGTTGTAGATCGTGAGGCCCTCGAACACGGACCCGCCCGGGGAGTTGATCCGGATGTCGAGTTCGTCCAGGTCGCCCAGGGCTTTCAGGTCCGTTGCGAACTGCTTCGCGCCGATGCCCTCGTCCCAAAACCCGACGCCGATCTGCTCGTACAGCAGGATCTCGGCTTTCTTCGCGCCCTTGTTGTGGATCATGTTGTAGTATTTTTTGAAGTTGGACATTCGAACCCTCCTGAAAGATCAGAGTCAAAATCTTCGGCTCACACGAAGCCACGAAGACACGAAGGAAAACCGAAAATAAAAAAGCCGTGCGGCCCTTTCGGGTTGCACGGCTCTTGTTACAGCCTGGTGGATATTCAGTTGTTAATTACCGCTACCCGATGATCAGCTCTCCAGCAGGCAGTCGAAGATGTTCAACCTCTACAATCGGCCTGCCCAAAAGAGTTTTACCCGTACCCTCACCCTTGACCAGCCGCTTGCACTTATGGCAGCGAATCTCATATGCTCCACTGACCTTGCCCAATGCCTGGCCGCATTCACATCGAATTAAAATCATCGTTTCTCCAGCGGGAGGTGCTTATTGATCCAGTTCTGCGTCATGCCTTTTTTAAGGGCTTGTCGTCTTTTCCATTCAATAACGATATTTTTAAAGAACGTCATACCAGCATCTCCTCGTCCTCATAGGCCGCAGCCATCATCAAAAGCACCAGCTCGTCATCGGTAAAGTCAAATACCGCAGTGAATCTCGCGGTGTCCGGCTCTTCGCTTGCGGCAAGCCGCAGCCGCAGGGGCCATTCGATCGGGCGGACGTATTCGGACCAGCCGCCCTGCTCTTCTTCCTGCTCGCCCGATGCCGTGAATGCCGCGGTGTCCTGCGCTTCCGCGGCCAGGAGGGTGCAGTTCAGCTCCCCGACAACACCTTCTCCCCATGCAGTACCTGCCCAGGCATCCGGGGACCATGCCCCTTGTTTCCATACGCCCATTTATGGTGTCCCGCCCCATTCGGTGTTCTTCGAAGAACCTGCCATGACCGGATCGCCTATGACGCTGACAATATTCGCGTCCGTTATTTCCATTGCATACGTTACGCCGTCGTTCGGGACCACCCGGCCGTTGCAGATGACCGTGCAGCCCGAGCCCGCCGCGTGCGTGACGAATCCCTCTCCGGCGAAATAGATGTTCCCGGAGACGCAGGACGCATCGACGGTGACCGCGCCGTAGCCGCAGTGCATGTTGAACTGGTTCGAGCCGGACTTGTCCTTGATCGTGAACATCCCGAAGGCATTGACGATGTTCCCCTCGGCCTGCCCCACGCTCACATTTACCATGGAGGTCGTATGCGACCGGACGCCGTTCACATGCACATGGGTCGTCGGGTCGTTCCGGTACGAGATGTTTCCGTCCCAGAGGGCGTTCTCGATATGCCCCCAGATCTCCGAGGTGTTGATCATCAGGACATTTTCAAAGGAACACCACCCGCCCAGCACGCCGGTGATCTTGAGATTGCGGACGATGCTGTTTTCCATGATGCAGCCGGCCTCAAACGTGAGCAGGTGTTTGAAGGTCGAATGCGCCTCGATGATGAAGTGGGAGACATCGATCCCGCTGGCGATGGTTGCATCGGAATGAAAGTGCAGCTTGTTCGCCACGAACTTCTGCGCCAGGAGAAGCATGTCCGGCAGGTTGTCCACGGGGTTGTCTGCGTCACGGAGCCCCTGCGGGTAATCGCTCCCCGCATGGCCGGCCACCGCATCAAAATAGATCGTCTCGTGGTACTGGTCGATGACGGGGATCTGCAGACCGCTGGTGTCGAGAATGTCCTGCGGCAGGCTGGAGTAGTTGTCGAATTTTGCCACCCCCCCGACCACCACCTTTGCAGCCAGCGCGATGGAGGCTTCGAGGATCAGGTGTCCGGCGTCTACGTTAAAGCTCCAGTTGCAGTCCGCATGATTGATGTTCTGGACCGTTATCTTGCCCGTCCAGTCGATGAAGTTCACGTCCGCCATGCAGCCGTTGCAGTCCACCGTCACGGCATCCGTCCCGGACGGGCCGTAGCAGCTTATGAAGTTGAACGTTCTGTCGGCAATGTCCTTGAACTGGACGGACCCCATCAGCATACAGTCGATGATATTCGCATCCCCCCCGGAAGCGCAGAGTCCCACGATGTCTACAAGATGGCAATCGGTCATGTCCATCCTGCCGCCGCAGGTGCCGGTGATGGTCAGGTGCTTCATCTTTGCCGCCGTGGTAGTGTTCCCGGCGGTCATGGTCAGGAGCGTCGAGGACGGATCCTCGCCAACCACCGTATAGCCCGCAACACTGTCCGTAGCTCCGAGGGTCAAATTGCCAAGAATATAAAGCGTTTTGAAACTATGGGACTGCGCGATAATCATGGCATCCGCAAGATTATTAACGGGAAATTCTTTATTGCCTTTTAGTCCGTCTGTTCCCGACACGCCATTTATAACATCAATCGTTACCCCTCCGTCAAAGGACATCCGGTTGACTGCCGCGATTTCCGCTTCTGCCCTGACAAGCTCTGCTGCGGGAGGCGTGATGTAGAGTTTGAGCGGCTGGGTCCTCGTGCTGGTATCGAAGGGGTCGGGGTCCACGTCGGCATTGTCCGTGATGGCTTCGCCGGTGACTTCAATCAGTATGTTCTCGTCATAAGGGACAACCCGCGTGCCGTCGAGCAAGGTCACGAAACGCGGAGTATATTTCCCGCCGCCTTTGGGATCGTTGCCGGCCGCCCGCATGAGAGGGTCCCAGGTGCGCGCAGCTTCTACGGTGCGCCGCCAGTTGCGGTACTCCTTATAGATATCGTCAATCCAGTGGAATGTCGTCACTCCCTGAATTAGATATATCCGCCGGGTATCCCCGTTCCAGCTATCGACTACGGGAACTGCTACTGACATTCAGTCTCCCTATGCGTTTGTATCCGCGCTCGGGGCGCAGGTGATCGGAACCACGGCGCTCCGGGTGATCGTGGCGTAGGTGATCGCCTGGCCCGCCCCGCCGTCGCCCTCGACGATGACCACGATGTCCTTGTCCACGCCAGCGGAAAGCCCCGCCTGGGTGTTCGTGTCGTAGGAATAGGCGAAGCTGATCTTACCGGCTACCTGATCGGTTGCGACGTTGCCCTTCACCGGAGTGCCCGATGAATCGTTGACCGTGACGGCGCTCGCCGTGTCGAAGTCCGCGCCCGCCGCGCCGTCTGCGTAGTAAACGTGATACCAGGCGTTCGCATCGGCAATTGCCGCAGCGCCCACCGTGATCTGCACATCCGGGAAGTACGGATAGGTCAGTTCGGCAGCGGCATCGTCGGTCATGATGATGTTCTGCTTCTCTGCCGTGGATAGCCCTTCAATGAACAGGCCGTCGCCGCCGATCGAGGAAGTCACCACTTTACCGGCTGCGTTCCTGCTGTACCAGACGCGGCCCTTTTTGCCGGTATAGGTACCGGCTCCACTGTCGATATCGGAGTTCTGGAGCGACAAGGCATCGAGGTAAGCCGCACACTGCTGGACCGTGCCGCCGCCCGTATTATGCAAGACCCAGGTGAACTCCTTGTCATCGCCCTGGTTGAACCCGTCCTCAAGCTGCGGAGAGGCGAGCTTCTCGAGCGTCATGCCGGTCCACGGAGCGATCTTCGCCCCGCCGTAGACATCGGCAAGGTCATAAGCATTCGACGGGTTGATCGTCTCGCCCACGCCGTAGCCGGCCGAGAAGCCCGAGAACTCGGCAATACCCGTTGCCACGCTGGTCGTCTCGCCCGGGTTGTAGCCCCAGGACCGGACGCGCACGACGAGGGTCCTGGTTGTATAGTCGAAATCCCCGGCGCCTGCATCGCCGTACGCGGTGTCTCCGTACACCTGAACGGCTTCGTTGATGTCCCCCGTCCGCACGAAGTCCGCCCAGGTTGCAGCCTGCAGTGTCGCCTCGTCCGTAGCAGTGACAAGCGCCGAGAACGGAACGGTGCCGGCCTGTACGTCAACGAGGGACACGACACCATGATAGATACGGTCGATATCCGTTTCACCATCCTGCGTATCGGCGTACTCGATCCAGCCCGAAGACCTGATCTTGTTCCGGTCTGTACCGTCAAGCTTTACGCCATTGACAAAGGCGAAAGCACCAGCAAACCGATACTTACCCTTTGTGCCGCGAAGAAACTGACGAAGCGTTTCATCCGTCACGCGCTCCTGGTTATCAAAGTTGTATATCGCCCGCATAGTGATGCCATCAGTGTTATTAAGCGGATTCGTTACTGCTCCGCCGCCAAAGTCCACAGTGGCAAGCTCATCAACTCCAATCAACTGCACTTCGTTGTTTGCCTTGTCATAATAGAAGTTCCCGTTCGGCGTGGATCCGCGCGCAGTTGTAGACTGCTTGAGTGTCGTGCTGTAGTTTGTATGATCGATGAGTGACACGGATTGTCTCCTTTATGCGTTTTCCTCTTTTTTAAGAAGCGCCGTAAAGCTCCCGTTTGCGGTCGGCATCGTGACCTGCTGCCCGAACTCCACATACCCGGCAAGCATGATCTGTATCCAGATAACGTTCCCGGCCGTGCCGCCGTACGCATAGGTTGCCGATCCGTGCGATTCCGTGCCCGCGAGCTCCGTCCCGAGATTCGGGAGCGTATCATCGAGGTCGTAGATCCTGACCTCGGCTCCGGACAGGCTGACCGGCGCGGAGATGGTGAGCGTCACGCTGGCGCTTACGTGTACGGTGCAGCCTGCCGTGCGGATCGACGGGATGGTGCCGCCCGAGATGGAGATGGTCATCTCCCCGGAGGCAATGTTGACGTATATAGCCTCGTTGCCGGTCGTGCCGTCGCTTGCCGCATAACCGGAAAAATCCACGTTCGTGAGTGTCATGTTCGCGGCCGTGCCGCTGATTTCTATGGCGTAGCCGGTACCGTCGGAGATGAAGGTCGTGTTCGCAATGAGTGCCGCAGCCGCCGGAGAGGATGCCAGAGCCGCGGCAGCCGCCGTGCTCTGATCGAAGGTGCAGCCGTCGAATATCCCGCTGCCGACCGTCACCTGTCCGCACCTACGGAAGGTAGTGTCGTTCACCGTGGCGTTTCCCTGGAATACGAACGTGTCCATGTCGGTGAACGTACAGAAATCGAAGTTCACATCCGCGTTCGCAACCATCTCAAACCGGCCCTTGCTGACCGTGCCGAGCGCCTGGATCGAGATGCCCGACCAGTCCACGCGGGAGGTGGCCTGCTCGACATCGATCTTGTTGAACGCCGCCGTGACCTTGGGGGTCTTGTCCACAAGGATTGTTTTGTTTGCATCGCGGAAGTCTACCGCGCTGGTGTACCCGAGCCGGACCAGCCCCTTCCATAAAAAGCCGCCATCGATCGCCTGAATGAGCCCCCACCGGTTGGAGGTGCTGTCGTTTGTCGCCGCGAACCCCGCGAAGGTAGCATACCCGTTCGCAAGATCGCCGCCGTTCATCCGGGCCTCGCACCGGCCCCAGCGGATCGCGTCAACAGCGTGCGGGTTGCCCTTGCCGATGCCGGTCAGCACTTTCACCGCTGCGCCGATATATTGTTCCGTCGAAGAGGGAGCGGACGTACTCTGCCCGTCATTCGCAACCGTTGTATTCACTGCGTGGTTCTGCCAGCCGCCATAGGGCATGCGTCCGAAATCTGAGCCGCCGACAATCCAGTACTTGAACGCATTCAACGCCGAGCCGACCAGTACCCGCATCCCGCCGTTGGCGTAGGTATCCATTGCGCCCGGTGAGGTCCATATTTGCCAGACCAGAAAGGCCCCGTCCGTGGGAAGCGTGATCCCGGACCCGTTGTTGGCAAGCAGGGAACAGATGGTTGCCTTGGTCATGGCCTGCGAAATAGACCCGTTACCCTGGATGTAGGGATAATCCACGTCCAGTGTGGGCGAGCCGCCGTCGTCATAGTTCGCATCGGTGGACTCGGCCCAGTTCGTGGTGGCTTCAGCCAGGTCAACCACCCCGGAGGTCAAATCAGTTGTGTAGCTTGGGGCTGCCATGTCTTACGTCTCCATGCGTGTACTGTTCTGGCTTCTGCTTGTTCCTGGGTAACATCTCTCGGCAGCAACAAATGTTTGTCTTTGCCGTCCACGATCCAGACGGGATATCCGTCCATCAGCATCCGGAATATCAGCTTCTGCGGTTCGCCTCTTTGCCAGGCATCCGGCTTTGTGACCGTGGCGATGATCAACCGTTCCTCGTAATAGGCCTCAATCATCACATTGCAGCGATCAGGCCTTAGATCGTCGCCCAGTATCGGGCTGTCAATCCAGAGACATCTGAACTCCCTGCAAGCCGGGGGGCGCTCTTCATACTGTTTGCATCCAGTCCCGCAACTCAAACGCTTGCATATATCTCCCGCCGGTTTGCCGAGCACGGGGATGTCCGGCAGGATGCAGCAATAATGACAGTCTCCGCACGCTCTCGGCACTTCTGTCCTCCTGCTACCCGTGGATCAAAAGGCCCGATGTCAGGTTCACGACCTGCCCGTTTGAGATGGAGACGCTGTCGATCTCTATGTTCGCCCCGCTGCCGACGGCGCCGACGGTGAGGCCCGAGACAATGATCTTGCCCGCCGAGTCCTTGATCCGCGCAGCTGCCGCCGTGCCCGTTGCCGCTGCCGTGCCTGAAAGCGGTACGCCCGAGAACTCAAGGGCCGCGGGATCGCCCAAGACGACGCCGCAGGGACGCACGAGGTCGATGGAGACCAGCATCCCGGCATAGGCCGCGGTGCAGAGCTCCAGGGTCCCGATTGCGCCGCCGGCGTCGATGGCATCCAGCACCGCTGTCATGCGGGTTGTCTTCACGTCGTTGTGGTAGTCGATCGACATCAGTCCTTCATCTCGGCGGTCCGGATGACCTTGCCGTCCTTGTCTTTTATCTCGAACGTCTTTTTGTTCTTGTTCTTCGTAGCGTGGAGATGGATATCCGGCTGGTTCACCGTGACCGAAGCGGGCGCGATGTCGACCTTGTTCTCGATCTGCGCCGGCGGGGTGTTTACCGTGACCGGTGCGTTCACGGTGACGGGCTGCTCGGGAACATGGACGTCCATCTTGTTGTCGATCTTCACCTCGGGAGTGGTTACATTGATCACTGCCGGGGCCACGGTGACGGCGGCGGGAGCGGATGGCTCAACGGTCGTGTAGTTTTCGACCTTCATTGCCGGGGTATGCACCGTGACCGCGGCAGGCTGTATGGTGTTCTCCACCTTCGTCTCCGGGGTGTTCACCGTGACGGAGGACGGGTTTACCGTGACCGGGCTGTTGACCGTGACGTTGCCTTCGGGCATGTTGTTGTGGATGTCTATCTTTTGTTCCTTGGGAGCAAAAGCCTTCATGGTGTCCAGGAATGCGTTCTGGAGTTTGATGAAGTCTCCGGCCAGCTCCTGTATCTTCTTTTCCGGGTCCTGCTTCTTTTTGGGGTCGTCGCCCTCGGGCTGCGGTGCGGGTTTTTCCGCAGGCTTGATCGTGAGGTCGATGCCGTACTTCTTTGCCAAAGCCTCGTCTGCGGCGATCTGGATCAAAAGCTCCTCGTAGTCCTCTCCGTCCTCTGCGGCAACCTTTGAACGGGAGGTGAGCTTCTTCTCGATCGCCGTGATCCGGGCGTTCACATCCTTCTCCGGATCGACCCAGGCCCAGACGCGCGGCTGCCACTTGGGCGAGCCGAACTTTTCGAGCTTCGAAACGGGAATGCCGGGAATATTGCCGACCAAAAGCTGCATCCGGAGCCAGCGCTTGAAGATCTCCTGCTTGTAGTTCTGGATCATCCAGCCCTGTATCACTTTCCAGCAGTCGCGCTCCTCGAGCACGCCCGCGCGGATGCTGGAGTAGTTCACGCCTTCCAGGTCCGAGGCGAGCGAGTTGTAGGAAACGAGCAGACCCGAGGCGATCCCCCGAAGGGAGGACTTCATGAACGGCCCAAACTGCTCTGTGGGGTAGCCGGGGTCAAAGGGCTTGAAGGTATAGCCCTTGGGGCCCTTTACAAAGATGCCCGCCTCCATGTCCATGATCGGCGTACCGTCGGTGTCTTTTGCGTCCTCCCCGGGATTGACGGCAGGGTCTGCGTCCTCGTCTCGCTCCCAGATGCCCATGGTGCTGGCGCCGAGCCGGGACTTCATGATGGCGGCTTCTTCGTAGGCGCCGATGTTGTTCAGCCGGGTCATTGCGCTGTGCATCCAGGGCACGCCGCGGGGCTGGTTGAACCGATCGATGATGAAGGGGTGGATGATCTCTTCCGCGGGGATGCGGGTATAGTGCCTGCTGTTCCAGGACCAGACGGAGTCCCCGGGGTGGTCTGCCAGGACGTAATAGGCAACGGGACGGAACCAGGGATCGAACTCCTTGCCCATGCGGATGTTGTTGCCGTTCGGCAGCCGGGGCACGTTCAGGGTCTCGTCCAGATGGTCGGCTTCCAGGAACTGGACCGCGCAGTTGAAATCGTTGTCTATCCCCTCTATCCAGCGGATGAGATGCTCGCCGTCGCGGGCTATGGTCTGGACCGAGAGCCGGTCCGCATCTGCCCCGGAAAGCTGGCCGGTCATCTCGAAGTTGCCCTTCTTGTTGAAGGCCTCCCACTTGGCCTCTACCTGGTCGTTGCCGTATTTGTCGAGGGTGCCGTCGGGGAACTTTGCCTTGGACTGCATGCCGATGCCGGTGGGGCCTGCCACGTTCACGCCGACCATGCTGATGAACCGGCGGGCGTAGTCGTTGTTCATGACGAGGTTGCGGGACCGGGCGCGCATGTTCGTGAGGCTGGACCGGAGCACCGTGGTCGGGCTCATGATGGCCGTGGGCCAGTCCGCGGTCAGGCGGTTGACGTCGCCTGCGGCATAGTTCCGGACATCCCTGCCGCGAAGCGCTGCCCATGCTTTTTTTATCCTGGCGGTGGCTGTCATACCGACTTGAACCTCACGCGGATCTTGCTGTTGGTGGACTTGCCCTGAAGCCTGTTTTCGGCATCGATCTCGGATTGATATTCGGAGCGGTACTTATCGCGCCATTTGACGAGCTTCTCGCGGTCGCGGGAAAGGCTGACGCCGCCCAGGCTCTTGCTGACCAGGTCCAGGTCCTTTGACGTGGCGCTGCCGGAGAGGATCGACTCGATGGCATCCACCATGGTCTTGGCAAAGGACTTGCCTGCTGCGGTCTTGACGGTGAGAAAGCCGGTGCCTATGAACCACTTCTCCGCAGTCGCGCCCGCGCCTGCTTCCGCATAGGCTGTCCAGGTGTAAATGCCGTAGATCCAGGCCGCGGACGTGGCAGAGGTGACGCTTATCTTATGATCAAGGGTGTTGTAGGCTGCGGCCGTCAGGGTGATGCTGGCCGGGCCTGTGAGGTAATATTTGAGGGCGTAGCTGGTGGCCGGGTAGTCGGAGAGGCTCCTGGTCCACTCGACGGTCTGTCCGGCGTAGACGAGCTCCGGCTCGGTGGTCGGAGTGTCAACGGGCATGCCGCCTCCTTGCGTGGAGGCACAAAGAATGGGGCGCGGGGGATGAGGCCGCGCCCCGAGTGCAGGGGGAGGATGGAGCGATGGAAAGAGAGATTAGCTCGTTTGTGTAGCTCACGAGCCGGAGAATATCAGAGAGGGCTACTAAATATCAGACACGTTAGAGCATATTAGGGTATGATATGCACTTTAAATTTATGTTTTTATCGAAAAAGACTCGATATGGGCAATGACCGAGCTCTTGTATACCCGGACCGGACGTTTGCCGGGGCCGTTGGGGTAGTAGCAGATGAAGTACCCCTCGGCGATCAGGTTGTATACCTCGCGGACGGACAAGGCCATCAGCTCCGAGACCTGGCGCGGGTTCATGAGCTTGTCGTCCTTCTGCATCTTTGGCTTTTCCGGTCCTGGCATATGGGGCCTCCTGTTACGATTTAAACAATACTCCCAACTTTTTAGCAACAATGGAACGCATATCAGCGAGGTGCCTTTCCGTCGCCGCAAGAGACCCGGCGCTGCCAGATCCTTCTGTGGGCCTCAAGCCACATAGCCAAAGCTCATCCATTAATTGCTGCGCAACGTCATTTTCTAATTGCAGCATAGGCTCTATGCTCGCATGAGGAGCGACCTGGTGCATAGTGATCGTAGCATATGATCTTTCATATCCGTTTTCATCAGACTGTACCATTGCTATTTCAATGTCATCACGCCATGGGACTCTTCGCGCCATTACCCGTGTCTTCAATTTATTCACCTCCCCTTAATGAGCATCCACGCCAGCCTGATCCGCTGCCGGAGCGGCCACTTCATGAACGCCCGGAATATCTCTACCGCATCGCCCTGCGCTTGTTTTACTGCTCTTTTGATCCGCTTCTCCTGTTTTCCGCTCATGTTACCTCCTGTTTTTCCAGCCATGCACCCAGTTGCTGCGGGGCTTCTGTCGCTGCTTTGGGGGTGTCTCTTGTTGTTCTTCTGCCGGCTCTCGCTCCTCAGCTTTCGTTTCTTCCTTATGCCTCCGCTCCCATGCCTTTTTGAACGCCGCGACATAGGGCGCGGGATTCTCGCCGGAGCTTTCGAACGCGGCGAGGGCGCCGACGCACATGTCGAGTGCCTCGTTGCGCACGCCCGGCCGGGCCTCTACGTAGACGCGGAGCTTGCCCTTCCACTCCGGACGCTCCGACGTGAGGAGCTGCTTGAAGTACTCTTCGTCGTAGTTCTGGTTGAAGTGCATATACCCGGGCGCCGGATCGTGCACCCCCTGCTCTATCAGCTCGGCCTCTGCTGTCATGCCTGCGACGCGGAGATCGCGGGCCTGGGTGACGTAGGCGGGCGGGTCTTTGAGCGCGTTTCCGAGGACTCGCTCTTTGCCCTCGTTCGGGCCGATGGGAAAATACTTGCACTTGTTGGCCTTGTCTTCCCTGGGCCGGAGCGTTACGAGCGGGGCGCGTGACGTTACGTCGCTCATGCCTTTGGCTGGCCAGACCTGTGGGCGTTTGCCCCGGCAGAACTTGAGGACGACGCTCTGGAGATAACCCATGTCCACGAACAAACGGGCTATGTGGCATTTTTCGCCGCTCTCGTGCTCCCATGTTTTGAACCGGTATTTTTCCAGCTCTTCCCAGACCTGGCTGAGATTGCCGCCGTAAAGCAGTGACGTTTCTCCCCAGAAGATCTTGTGCTCCATTCCCCAGCGCTCGCCCAGGGGACCGAAGCCCCAGACGTCTACCTCTATGCGGTCCTTCTGCACGTCGGCAAAGGCGAACAGGCGATGGTAGGCTCCGAGCGGGACCCTGGTGTAGTGCTCGCAGCGCTTGAGGTAGGGAGAAGTGACCTCTTTGGAATCGACCTCCATGTCGGGGGTCCAGGGCAGGCCCATCCACTCGTTGACGAACTCCTTCTTGGTATGCTTCTGCCGGGACTTCTGGATCCAGGCCTCGGCGTATTTCTTGAGCGTGACCCAGGGGGACAGGAACGGCAGGTAGTACCCGAAGCCTGCGTGGCCGTTGAACGGCTGAGAGGCGATCCACTTGCCGCGGGACCGCATGCTGGGCAGGTGCATCTGCCGGATCTGCTTTATGGCGCACTTTGGGTTTTCGCATTCGAGCCATACGTCGTTTACGATCTCGGAGGTGGAACTGGAGCGGGTGTACTTTACCTGATCGTGCCGGAAGTTCTGCAGATGTCCGCAGAAGGGGCACGGCAGATAGGGCTTGCGCTGGTCGCTCTGGAGGTACTTGGTATAGATCCTGCTGGTGACGCCGGCCTCGGGATCGTGCTCCAGCGGGGTTGAGAGGTTGACGATCTTCGCTCGGGTGAGAAAGGTGGATGTGCGGTTGTCGGCGAGGCCGTCGGGGTCTCCGGACTTGAGCATTTTCCACTTGTCGAGCTCGTCCTTGAAAATGATGCGCACGGGCCGGGAGGAGAGATCCCCGGCGCTGCCGGAGTTGCCTGTGTTGAGCTGGCCGCCGGCGAATTTTTTATAATCTACTTTGTTGTTGGTGCTGGGTCCGTGCTCTACATCGAGCTTGGTGCGCAGGCATGGGGTTGCCATGACCATGGGCATGAACCGTTCGCGGGACCAGGCCTCTTCCTTGGCCTCGTTCTCGAAAATGGCGAGCATGGGCGACGGGTCCTGATCGATGAAATAGCCCACGGGATTGTTGACGAGGCTCTCGGTGCCGCCGATCTGCGCGGGCTTCATGAACGAGGTCTCGCGCACGAAGGGCTCGGAGATGCAGTCGGCTATCTCGCGCAGGAGCGGGTTCCGGGACGTGCGCCACTGGCCGGGCTCGGCGTTGTTGTCGCCGGACAGGATGCGGTTTTCATCCGCCCACTCCGAGATGGTGAGGTCCGGAGGCGGGGTCTTGACCTGCCGGGCCTGGGCGATGATCTCTTCGGCGCTGGCCAGGAGATGAGAATTTTCTATATCGGTGCTGTAGGCGATCATTTCTTTTTGCGCTTGCCTTTATTCTTTTTCTCGGGGTTGCCGCTTGGCTGCGGCGCGGCGTTCCTGACCACGGCGAGGATCGCTTCCCAGCTGGAGAACTCCTTGAGATGGCGGCGCGCCCAGTCGTTGAGCTTTACCTCGGCCTCGGTGCCGGATACCATGTCCATCTCGGGGCCGAGCTTCTTGGGCATGTTGAGCACGGCGTTTCGCTCTGCCGCCTCGATGGCCTCGTATGTCTGCCGGACTCGCTGGGCATTGACCAGGCACCCCAGGCGCTCGGCAAGCTTTGCCTCCCGGTCCTGGCGCTTGACGCGGAGCTCTTTGACCTTCTCGTCGTTGTAGGCGTCGGTCTGGCCGTTCTCTGCTTCCTTCCAGGCCTTGCGCAAGGTGGCGCAGGATGCGAGGGTGTCGTACTGGCCGCGGCCGGTACGGACGAGCACGCCCTTCTCGGCATCGAGCTGTACGGTGCGGGGATCGACGCCCAGAACCTCTGCCATGACCTCGACAGGCACGATGCTGGACTCGAGGACCTCCTGGGGGGCGGATCCGAGGGCTATGGCTCCGGGGGCGTCTTTCTCGCGCAGCAGGACCTCGGCCTGCTCCTGGGTGCAGGGTACGAAGAACAGGACGCCGTAGTTGCCGATCCGGGCCATCATGGCGTTGATGTACGGGTCCTGGTACTTCTTCGGCGTGGCAAAGGTGAAGGTGAACTCGTCGCTTGCCTTCTTGAACCCGGGGGCGTCGAAGGTGACCGGGAGCTTTACCCATTCAATATTTTTTTTATCGGTCATAGGTTCACGTTAAAGACGGTTATCGTTCTATTCTCGTATCTACGTGAGTATCGTATAGTTTGATCCATCCGAATGTTGCCCTGTTTAAAAAAATGCTTACTCGGTTGAGCACACGCATCAGACGAAATACACTCAAATCGTGGTCTGAAATTATTATTCCCTTTCGGCACTTTGGGCATGGCTGGTTGTACCAAATTTTTAAACTTTCAATTGACGGTATGTATATCGGAATGCACCAATCGCAAAAGTCACATTTTACATGTAGATCTCTCATCGGTAGGCTCCCTTGCTAGACAGTGAAAAACATCTTCCGGATCGGTTTTACTTTTTAGCCGGGCTCCCCTTTGGCGCGCAGGCCTTGCAATAGTGGGGGTAATAGAGAAAATGGTCCGGTAAGGGCTCGTATTTGATGATCTGTTCGGGATCGCTGCAGTTCCATTTCATCCAATGAAAGGTCTTATGCTCCTCCGGCGTTTCACGGATTTCGGGTTTGCCTTTGATGGCAGCATGGGTCTTTACCGCACAGCCGCAGGTTTTGCAGGTTACGAGGTCGTCGGGTGCCTGCCAGGAGCATGCCTGCCGGAAAGCAGGCCACGAAAGCGATGTCGCCCTGGGTTCCGAGCGCGCGGCTACGGGCCGCGCTTCGATGGCTTTTACGCGGCGATTAATATCGTTCAGTCTCTGGTCGTTCAGCTCGGCCGCCGCCCACATTTGGCGATTAAAATCATCGATCCATCGATCGGACCGGAAGTCGGACAAGTTCCATGCCGGTCTGTATTTTACTTCGGTTAGCTTTTGCAGCCAGCAGGCGAATCTGTTGATGAGCTTTTTCATATGATGTCTCCTTTGATTTTATTAACTCAGCGCTCCCTTGCTAGACAGTGAAAAACATCTTCCGTATCGGCCGCCAGAGAACGAACGCGGCGGCCCTGAGCATGTCACAGACTATACAGCCGGTGGCGTACCAGCCCGGGCAGCGTCCGATCCTGCCGGGCGCGGTGCAGACCTTATGCCTGCCTGATGGCGACTCTTGCCGGTTGAGGCAGATCCCGGTTGCAGTGGCGATGTGCGTTCGTCGGGTCATTGTGCCGGCCCTCCTCCCAGGGGAAGTGCGTGGCTCTTTCGGATCTTGAAGCTGCCGGCCTTTTTTGGCTCTACCTCGTAGACCTGGCCGTAGGACACGCAGACAGGTACGCCGCCCTGAATGTAGTCATTGATCCAGTTCTGGCGGGAAAGGCGGTGCTGCACTTCCATGCCCCCATCGACCATGCCCTTGACATAGGTGCCGTATGATACGAGGGCGCCTATGATGCTGAGGAGCGCAAATATTATAGCGATGAGGATCAGATTCGTTCTGGTCATGTGACCTCCTAAAAGGGGATGTCGCCTTCCGAAACGTATGACGCATCAGGGAATGTGTCCCTGACGTTGTCGGGCACGCCGCCCGTCTGTGCTCTGTCTTCTGTCTTCTGTGCTCTGCCTTCTGCCCCCTGCCCTCTGTCTCTTTTCGGCATAAAGGTGATGGTCTTGGTGAGGACGACGACCTTGCTGCGCTTTGCTCCGGTGTCCTTGTCGTCCCAGCGCTGCTGATCGAGGATGCCGGAGACGAGGAGTGAATCGCCCTTGAAGACGTACTTCTCGACGTTGTCTGCATCGCGGCCGAAGCTGACGATGTCGATATAGCTGGTGTAGGTCTTCCACTCGTCGCCCTGCTTGTACCGGCGATTGACCGCCAGGGAATAGTTGGCGACCTTGGTTCCGCTGGGCGTGTAGCGAATCTGCGGGTCGGCGGTGAGGTTGCCCAGGAGCGTGGTGCTGTTGAAGGAGGACATCAGCTGCCCCCTTTGGCAAGGCAGGAGCAATCTATGACCGCGACGTGCGGGGAAAGGGAGAGCCTGCACGAGTCCGCAAATCTATGCTCGAGGCCGGATACGCGCCGGCGGAGTTCGGATACCTCGCTGTAGAGGGTGATGAGCTTATCCTGGGTGTTGAGCAGCTTTTTGCTGAGTTCTGCTTCTGATGGTGTCATGGGGTGTTCCTCCTTTGGTTTAAATGCTGTTGGGTTGCGCTTTGCTTAACCCAACCTACGGGGCTACGAAGCTTCGCGTCGAATTATCCAATCATCGTCCAGTTGGCCGCATCGATTCCCGCCTCCCGCAATGCGTTTTCTAAATTCCCAAACCGCTCCATCACGAGTGTGAGAGATGGAGTTCCGTTAAAATATTTCGGTAGTACCCGCCCCTTTTCTCTATAGATTTTTCTTATGCCAGAAACAATAAAAACATCTTTTGCCTGCATCCCCGCAAATGATACTTTCCGCATTGCCGTTTTTTTTCGGTGCGCATCGTAATTAATTTTTGATTCGTCAAAGTCTCCCGCCAGTTTTTCCTTAGCCTCGTTCTCTTTCATATCTGCTCGATATCCCAGATACGCGGTCAGTGTGCCAAATTTAAAACGTATTCGATCATAGAGCGGTCCGTCAAAGTTCCGAAGGTCGCGCTCTGTCGGCGTCTTCCCTACCTCCTGCGCTACGATGTCAAACCTATAATTCACCTGGTCGGGGCACAAGCCCCTTTCATTCAATGCCGCCAATGTATTTTTTGATTTCAAAGATGCCGCCGCCCTAACTATTGTTTGTTTAGTTTTGTTTGCTTTGATCCGAGCAACACAGAGCTTATTGTTATTCCTGCAACGTTCAATGTTCTGTGGCGTCGTTGCGGCCTCTTTCAATTTTTTTCTTATCTGCCTAGACAGCAATACATCTTTAAGACGCAACTCAAATTTATTTTTATATTCTGCAGACTTCATCCTGTGCTGCCATTGAACGTGTCGAGCTAGATCTTCATACCAATCCCCGCAAATGTGACACTGCAATCTACCATCAGTTGCGCGCTCTAAAATGACCCCCGGATAACCGTGCCCATCTACCAACTTTTTAAACGGAGGGTGCAATTTATAAAGATTGTACGATGCCGTGCCTTTTGGTAATTCAAAATCAATACTCATAAAACCTCCTTGATTGAGGGACTAGTTATTCAACCGCACAATGGCGGACAATTCCTGTGCTACCGCCTCACATCCACAAAACTGGCCGTATCTTTATTCCACCCCGCTATGACCTGGCCGGTGCCGATCATGCGGCCCTTGTTGACGATGATCTCTGCTACGCCGCCGCGGCCGCAGCCGCAGGGGAAGTCGGGCGGGCAGGTGCACTTGTGATAGACCTCCTCCCGGAAGGGGAAGATGATCACATCGGCATCCTGCTCCAGGCTGCCGCTGTCCCTGAGATCGGCGGCGATGGGGCGCTTGTCGGGCCGCTTTTCGAGGTCGCGGTTTAACTGGCTGAGGACCATGATGGGCACGTTGTGCTGCCGGACCTTGGCCTTGATCATGCTGCTGTGCTCGCTCACCTGGAGCGTGCGGTTGTGAAACTCTCGGCTGTCGCGCATGAGCTGGAGATAGTCGAGCATGATGATCCTGCAGCCCATGACCTGGACGAGGTGGTCTATGGCGCGCTCTACCTGTTGCACGTTGAACGCGGAAAACTCGAGCAGAATGTCGCGCTGGTAGATTGCGCCGACGGCCTGGCTGACGAGATCCCAGTCGCGGCCGGTGAGCTCGCCGCGCATGAGCCTGCTCAAGGGCACGCCGCTTTCTCGGGAGATCTCGCGAAGGGCCACGGGGTAGGAGCCCATCTCAATGCTGATGACGCCGGCCTTGCGGCCTGTGCCCTCTGCCTTGAAATGATCGGCTGCCGCACACATGGTCTGGAATGCGAATGCGGTCTTGCCCATGGACGGTCTTCCCGCGACGATGATGAAATCCGACTGCCAGCCGTCGGTGAGGCGATCCAGCTCCGCGAACCCGGTGGGTATGCCGGAGAGCTTCCCGCGGTTCTCGAAGCGCTGCTCTATGCCTACGATGCCGTTTTGGATGACGTCGGCGTAGGTCATGACGGTGCCGGACTCATAGCGCCGGATGTCGCCCATCTTGGTGATGTGCTCGGTGACGAGCTGATCCGCTGCTGCCAGGGCATAGGCCTGGGTGATAGCGTCGGTGCACTGACGGATGATGCGCCGGAGCTTTGCGCGCTCGAGCACTATGCGCTCGTGGGCCTGGAACCCGGCGGTGGTGGGCACGAGGCTGACGAGGTGGGCGATGTACGCTGCGCCGCCTATGTCGTCGATCTGTCCGGACTTGCGCAGCTCGTCGGGCAGGGTGATCAGATCTATTTCGTCGCCGCGCTCGTGGACGCGCCGGATGGCTGACCAGATCCTGCCGTGGGCCGTCTTGTAGAAATCATCGGGCTGGAGCGTGGACTGGCCGACGGTGCTCTTTGGATCGCCGAGCATGCATGCGCCGAGGACCATCTGCTCTGCGTCGAGGTCCTGGGGTGGGAGCCGATGGAGCGCTATGTCTGCGCCGTTTGTGTCTTTTGCCACGGGAACTCCTTTCTGACCGGGGGCAGCTCGCCTGCTGCGCGTTTGCGGTCTTCTTCTTCGCGTTCTTTGCGCCACTGATCGTCTTTGGTTTTCCAGGTGCGATCGGGCGGCGCGTGGGCGGCTCCTAAAGGCTGCTCTGCTTTTTGCCAGTCGATATACTTGCGTTTGCGAATGAACGTGAGAAGCGACCAGATTCCGATGCCGTCACGCGCCCGCTTGCTCTGGGAGAAGTTCTGCGCACCGCGCATGATCTGGTTTTGGACGCCGGACCCGCAGCGGCTGAACTCCTGCCGAGCCTCCTCAAGGTCAGTCTGCGTATCGGGGTAGTGCTTCAACGTCTCGGTCCAGGCATGTTCCGTGAGACAATTCATGGCGGCTGGGGTGATGATGGATTCCGGTGATGGTTCCAGCGTGCCTATACCGGGATGCTGGTCTGTGTGACAAAATTTGTCAGCGAGAGAGAGAGAGGGTTTTCCGGTTCTTTCCTGTCCTATCCTATCCTGTCCTATCCTTGCTGCACTTTCTGGCGCGGAAACTGGGGTTTCCGCGCGGTAATTGTCTTTAACCGGGGTTTCCGCGCCGGTAACCGGGGTTTCCGCGCCGGTAACTCTCGGGCGTACTGGACAGGGGGTATTGCGTTTACGGTACACCTCGGCCAGATTATCGACAAGATTTTGACACCAGACTATACGGCTCTTGTTCCATAGATCCTGATCGATCGCGTCCAGTCTGACGAGCAGGGTCATGATGTCTTCAGCCCGGTCCGAGGTCACCCGGGCGCGTGCCTGTATCAACTCCCACTCGATGGCGTCTGTCAGATCCAGCGTGTGACCTACCGTGCCTCCGAGCTTTTCGAGAAGCTTGAACCAGAACGTGTATCCATCGTTCCCGAATTTTTGCTCGAGGATGTATAGCGTCTTTCCTCCGTGGTTGCACATGTGCGGGAAGTAGTCGACGCGCTGGAGCTTTGGTGGTCTGGCCATGTTAAGGAAGCCTCTCTTCTTCTCGATCTATTCGCTCTGCAACAAATACGGCATGAGACGCTTTTAAAAGTTTCACGTCAACGACCGTGGATGAAACTTTAGACAAATAACTTGATGTCTGGGCGACCAGGGCTGCGGACTGAGCCCACGCGAGCGCTTTGGCTGATGCGGCCTCTTTTTTTATCCGGCGTCTCATTCGCCCGAACTGTGTAAGCTTTGCCATGTCTGCCCTTTCTGGTGCTACCGTTTGCGAGATCTGAACCACTGGTGAAACTTCATCGCGGCCACGATGCCGAGCGGACCGCCTGAGAGATACGCCGCTATCTCTGTGCCGCCGGCAGTGGGCGCGAGCTTGTACAGCGCCAGCGTGGATATGCCTATGAGAAAGCTGGTGAAGAACGCGGCTACGTAGTGGCCGTGGTTTACGTTGAGGCTCTGGAAGCCGAGCGCGAATACGCTGATGAACGTGGAGCAAAAGAGGATGAGCTCTGTCATGATGCGTTCTCCGTTCTTTGCAGTGCGTTTACTGTTTCTATCCGCTGCCCGATCCAGTGCATGACCGGGACCGCCATGCTGTTGCCGAGAGCCTTATAGCGGGGTCCGTCGGGGCAGTCCTCGCGCTTCTTGCCGCGCCACGGGATGAGCGTGTAGTCGTCGGGGAAGCCCTGCAGCCGTTCGCATTCTCGCGGGGTGAGGCGGCGGACGGCAGAACCGCCAACAATAGGTGCCGATCTCGTCCGGTCAGCGCTCGTTGTAATTCCACGCGACACAGTACACTCTTCAAACTTTCCGTTTTTATAGTCCGTTGCTGCAAACGCTACCGCTACCTGCCCGCCGCCGTTCGCATGCGATGCGTCAAAATTCATTGATCTAAGCGTCGGAGACAGCGCCCCGGCATCGGCTGCGCTGTCTTTGCAGGAAAACGCAACCGGTACCAGCGGCGTCCCACGGCCTGTCCCGTCTTCTGATGCGTCGAAGCCCTCGCCGCGCAAACTGTGAGCAACAAGCGGAGCGCCATCATCACAGGACCAGCCTCTATTGCCAGAACCGCCTTTCAGGGTTGCCGACAGTTCCTCGCAAGCGATTATCGGCGCTTCGTGGTTGCAGTTAAGGGTGGTACCTATGCCTATGCCTGCGCTCACCTGGCCGGTTTCCATGCAGATGATAGTTTCGCAAGTGTCAACGTCTGTCCCTGGGGGCCGGTCTCCGCCTGTTTTATTGCCCCCCGCTCGAAGGGTAGGCGCAACATCAACACATGTAAACGGTATCAAATGCCCGGCCTGTGCCTGGTTGTCGTCTGCGCCGCATGTTCCAACGCCCGTTGCAGTGAGCCCGGCAACTGCCTTCCCCGCTTCTCTGCCCGGCGGAGTATCCCCTTGCAGGCTGTGGCGCTCAAAAAGTACCGCTGCGGCAGGTCGCCAGTCTCCAAGATATCCGACAACGAAGACGCGACGGCGTCGCTGGGGAACTCCAAGGTACTGAGCGTCAAGGATGCGCCAGGCGAGGCCGTAGGCGTTCTTGTAGCCTGACAGGATGCCGCTGTTCGACCATCCGTCTGCGGGAGGAGAGACGTGCTGCCCCGTGAGGAGTCCCAGAAAGCTTCCAAAGTCTTTTCCCTTATTGCTCGAAAGGACGCCGGGCACGTTCTCCCATACCAGCCAGCGGGGCCGATATCTGCCAGCAATGGCACCAAAGGTAAGCATGAGGTTGCCACGCGGGTCGTCCAGTCCTTTTCTGAGTCCTGCAACGCTGAAAGACTGGCAGGGGGTTCCTCCGACAAGAAGGTCAATTGCATGGTCCGGCCACTCCTTGAATTTCGTCATATCGCCGAGGTTCGGCGTTTCCGGGTAATGGTGCGCGAGAACGGCAGACGGGAAAGGCTCTATCTCGCTGTACCATGCCGCCTGCCAGCCGAGGACATGCCATGCGGCTGTTGCCGCTTCTATGCCTGAGCAAACCGACCCGTATATCATAGCCTTCCTTTTACGGCTGCTGCGGCTCGTTTGCCGCGTTTACAGAAGCGGCAGTGATCCACGCCCTGCGCCTTGCGATAGCGGCGGGCGCAGAATCCCTCGGCGCGATCGGCCGGGATTTTGAGCTTGTACTTAGTGCACGTAAAATGTTTGCTGGACATCTGATTCCGTGTTCTCCATTTTCATAAATTCGCCCAGCTCCGCGACAAGCTGGTCTATGAGCCCGGGATCGACAGCGGCCCCGCCTGTGTGTTTTGCCTGGAACCGCTGGTTTGCCTCGCGCTGTTTAAGCCGCTTGCAGTCCTGGCAGTACACGGAGAATCCGACGCGCTTGTTGACGCCGCAGCAGGTGCAGGGCTGTTCCTCGTTCTGTGCGAGCCTGACTTCTTTTGACAAGGCCGGCACGTCATCTTCGCGGTCGACGGACCGGCGCTGTACGATATCGGTGATCCGCTCTGCGGGCTCGCGCTTCCCGCGGATCTGCGTGGACCAGCCGCAGAGGGGGCAATGGAGCGTGCGGCGGGAATAGGGCGCGGACTCGATGACGTTCTCCGGGGCGCCGCAGTGGGGGCAGGCACGGGCGTAGTCTGCACGGGTCTTGTAGGCATCGGTGAGCGGAGGGAAATGGTGCGAGTCGAGCACGTTGGCCATGATCAGGGGTGTCCTTTCTGTGCCGGGGTGGATCCTGCGCCGAGCTGCTCTCTCCAGGCTGCGCGGCAGTCGGGGTCGCACCAGGGGGTTTCATTGGTGAGGGGCTTGCCGCAGAGGGCGTTCTTGCAAAAGCGCGGGGCTGGGTCTTCCTGGGCGGCTGGGGTCGCAATGACGGGCTGCGGAACGGCCGGGCGGGCCTGTGGTACGGGCTGGGGATGCTGCCCCGGGGTCCATGGGGCGATGCGGTAGTCGACCATGCTGCGGCCGGTCTCTGTGTCCCACACGGGCAACAGCTGCCACGATGGGCGCCAGCCCGGGGCGCTGATGAGCCAGTAGCGGTATTTCCGGTCAGGGAAGTAGGTGCCAGGGGAGACGACATACCCCGGGTTCTCTCCGAGCTCTCCGATGGTGGTGGATGGGTTGGCGATCCAGGTGCCGCGGCGCTGGGCCTCGAGCTGTATCTCCATGCCGGTCATGGGCCCGGAGGCGTCTTTCAGGATCGCGAGCAGGAGCTGGAGCGTTTTGCTGTTCGCGATGTTTCTCCAATGAAAGGTTTTTGGCATATGCTACTCCTCGTCCAGCGGGTTCGGCGCGTTCCTGAGCCTGCACCAGCTGGGGATGGGCCCGGAGATTGGATACTGGATTTTACGGCCGTACCGTCCACAGTAGATCGTCTCTCCGGAGGAACAGTCCGTGCATCTGGTGACGACACGGGCGCGGTCGATCTTGCCATTGACGGTGCCGGCGCTGTCCTGAAAGTGGCGATCGCTCATGGCCGCCAGAACGCCAGTAATGCGATCAGCAGGCAGGCTACGGCGACGCCCGCAGCCAGGACGAACAGCCCGGAATGGGGGCAGAAGAAGAGACGCCTGGCGCCACAGAGGCTGTGGGTGCTGGTGCACTCGTGGTAGTCGCCCCGGATGGACGAGCGGCGAAACTGGCAAAGCTCTGCGGTTTTCATGCGGTGTTCCTTTCGTTTGTACGTACTTAGCTGGTAATCGACCGCCCAACTAAAGGGCGGCCACTGGGTAAAAAAAGAGGCTATGTTAACCTGTCTGCCGGGCTTGTCACGGCAGATCCCTGGCCGGCTACGTGGGTGTAGATCATGGTGGTGTTCAGATCCTGATGCCCCAGGAGCTCCTGTATGGTCCGAATGTTCGTGCCGGACTCGAGCAAATGCGTTGCAAAGCAGTGCCGGAGCGTGTGCGGCGTGACGCGCTTGGTGATGCCCGCCTTGCGCACGGCTACCTTGAATACCTTCTGGACCGCGGAGTCCAGCAGGTGGTGCCGCCTCTGGATAAGAGTGCCGGCAATGCGATACCTGGTTGCGGCGGGGAACACCCACTGCCATGCCCACTCTTTGGATGCGTTCGGGCTTTTCTTGTCGAAAGCGTCGGGCATTTCCACTGCGCCGAATCCGTCGCGGAGGTCCTGATCGTGGGTCTTTTTGACCTGATCGAGATGCCGCTTTAGGCGGTCTTCGATGATGAGGGGCATGGGGACCACGCGGTCTTTTTTCCCTTTGCCTCTGTGCACGATGATCTGATGGCGGGTGAAGTCGAGGTCTTGAACGCGCAGCTTGAGGCACTCGATCTGGATGCGCAGCCCGGCGCCGTAGAGGAGGGTTGCTATGATCGAGTATTGACCGCGGAGATGGTCCATGACGGCCTTGACTTCGTCTTTCGACAGAACGGTGGGGATGTTGATGCGGCGTTTTGCGCGGACGGCGTCGAGATTGCCGAGGTCTTTCTTGATCACACGGGTATAGAGGAACAGCAGCGCGTTGAACGCCTGGTTCTGTGTGGACGCGGACACGTGCTCCTTGACGGCAAGGTGCGTGAGGAACGACTCAACCTCCGGGCCGCCCATGTCCTTGGGATGACGCACGTTGTGAAAATAGATAAAGCGCCGCGTCCAGTGCCGGTATGCTTTCCAGGTGTCGTCGCTGTAGTGCCGGACAACGATCGCCTGGTGCAGCTGGTCGAGCAGCTTCGGGGGGGCCTGCTCCACAGAGACTGACGACGGAACGTGGACGCTTTTCGCCGAAGAGTCACGCCGCTGGTCAATAGGATAAATATTTGCTTTTGCTGTGTTTTGCATCGGTTCCTCTCCCTAGCCCTGTATTGTGATAACACTCCGTTGTGGGCGGATAAAGATAGTTGGTCTCCCCTTCGGTGGGTCGGCTTTAAGCATTCCGACGCTTGTGCTCTTTCCATAGCAGTTGTAGGCATTCAAATGTCGTCATTGAACAATGAGCGCCTCCCTTATCTTTGGATGAATCCCCGGGGAGACCAACGGCCAGCTGTGAACCAGTCGTGTCAAGCTGTTGTTCGCCCGAAGGGGCGACCAACAAAACGCTCGACCCGACATGACCCGCAGTCGTCAGGGCGAGGCCTTGAGCTTTAATGGCATCCAACACAGCGCTCGCCCGCGTGTAGCCCCACCGAAAGCGCCTTTGGAAACGTGACGGAGTTGGGGGCATCCCTTCAGCCTCTACGTTTCGCAGGGCTCGCTCCAAGTCCCCAGGTTGCGGCTCGAAAAAATATGGCTCTTCTGTTATCGAATGATCGCTCAATTCCTCTCCCTTCCTCCGCTGCGGGTCAGCTGGCCGTTATGCGCCTAAAATCTCGAATGCTGCCGGACTCGGCTCTATGTCGCCCGCCGTGAAGCAAACATCGAACGGAGCACCTATCGGTATTATTCCTTTGTCGCCGCAGCTCAAGCATTCTGCAAGGGTATGTTCTGGAAGATTGGTGATCTTAATAATCCCCGATTCTGGCCTCCCGCCTTTGCAGTCAACGTGCCAAAAACAACGTGGAAATTTCTGTATTGTTATCTTCATTTCACTGTCCTTTCATCGAAGAGATAAAAGCGCCTAACCAGGCTGCTCCAGCGCGACGGCTACGCCGCGCCTGAGCACCGTGTTCCAGCGGTCACGCTTCAACTGACAAGTTTCGTCGCTAACGTGTTGTCAAAAAAAGGTGGAACGCATAAATTGCGCTGGTGAGCGCCCAGAGTACGGCTGTCCAGTCCCGATGCATTCCTGCGGATACAGCTCCTAATATGCCTATTGCTACTCCTGTAAGGTATAGCATGGGTTCTCCTTTCGATACTACGCTCCTCAACTTCCCATTGTGACCGCTGGAATGGCGGCGATAATTCGCTAATTGCCTTGAAACGCGGGCTGGGAAGGCGTGCCCGCTGGAACCAAGGCAATCAACATCGACGCCCGCTACGCGGGCAGCGAGTTATCGCCGCCATTGATACGGCGCTACGTGGATGTAGAATCTTGCTTCAAAGGGCCTTTTTGCAAAAGGAGTTCTTTCAGAAAGGTATTCTCTCGCCGTAACGATTCCGCTTCGGCCTTCCATTCTATTGCGGCTTTCATAAGCTCCATTATGTTCCCAACCGCTTTTTTGTCACTGGGTGTCATGTGGTTTTCTCCTTTGAAGCAGGATTCTTTGAGATTGTAGCGCCGTATCAATGGGGCCGTTAAGCCGTGAACGGTAAGCGTTGGTCGATCCGTCGCAAACTACGCGCCGTATCAACCAATCCGTTCAAGTCAGACCCGGCCCTGTCGGGCCGGGCGGCTTAACGGCCCCATTAGACACTTTTCAATTTCGCTACTTCTTCCGGGTTCTCGTTACGCCATTGCTCCCAACTCGGATCGGTGAGCTTCCATTTAATCCAGTCCGGGTGTTCCTTTGAAGGTGAATATGGTTTCTTGATTCGTGGATAACATCGGCGGCAAAGTTGTCCCGGTAATTTGTCTGACATTGGCATCAACAAGTGTTCTGAGCAAAAATATAGACCACAACCTCGATCTCCACCGTATGGTTCGCTACCGCAGACATAGGAAAGACCGCGATCAATCTCTTTGCCGCACCCCGGATGGTCGCAGTACGCAGGTACTCCATGCCCTATGTCACGCTTCCACTTGTCATCGTATCCAATGGACCAACTCATATAACCCCCAAAGTGTCTAACAAGGCTGGTCGTGCGGGACGCAAACCCCGCGCCCCACACCACCGCGTTGATACGGCGCTGCGCGCCTGTAGAATTTCAGTCGCTACGCCTTTGTGACAGTCAACGAATGCGGATCTGCATTCAGATCTGCATCTACCAATCGGTTCGAGTTGAGGATGTGTCCCCATATCCCGAGTTTGTAGCGCAACCACTCATCTACTTCTTGCGTACTGACCATATCTGGCACTTCCAACTCGAACCTTACCCGTATCTTCATATCCGCTCCTTCAATTCCTTTATATGCAGCGCCGTATCAATGGGGCCGTTAAGTCGTGAATGGCAAGCGGTGGTCGATCCGTCGCAAACTACGCGCCGTATCAACCACGCCATTCAAGATCGACCCCGGCCCTGGCGGGCCGGGCGACTTAACGGCCCCATTAGCTTCCATCAAAGCAGCCGCACGGCAACTCAATGTCGTAGCTGCATAGCTCCATTTCCTGCTGATTATAAATATCTGTGAGCGAGACCGACTCCAGTATCCGGCTTCCCCTGGCACAATTAAGCTCCAAATCCAAAGCCTTTTTGAACAGTTCCGGCCTTTCGTTCTTCATGTGCTGGTACTGCTTCGGAGACATGAATGGGCATATAAAACACCCGCTTTTCGGCGGATCGGGTAATCCCGCGTTGCGGATCAGTTCCATGCACCCGGCCCGGTCAATTCTGTTCTGGAAAAGCGGGTATTTTTTCCCGTATAGCGATGTTTTCGGTTTGCACTTTCGGCCAAAAACTGGCGTCTCTGCATTTAATACGCGGCTTTCCTCCCCAGCGTCAAAGCCGATGTATACCGTCACAGGCATCAGCGGGTTAACAATCTCGTCAAACGGTTCAATCTTGAATCGAGACGTACACCACCGAAACTGACGGAAGGGGATTATTTTAAGCCTTGTGCAGTATTCATAAAGCCCTTCCTCTCGGCCTATCGTTTCAATGGTCAGTCCGTACTGTTTTAGCCATGCTCCGAACGTGTTGACATACTCCAGCGTTTCGGGAAGCTCCGCGCCGGTATCGCAGAAAATAATACGGTCAATTGGCTGTTCGTGCTGTAGAAGCCAAATCACCATTGCCGTGCTGTTTACGCCGCCGCCGTATGATACGATGTGTTTCAATAAATCCTCCAAGGAAGCTAACCAGGACGGTCCAGCGGGACGCTACGCGCCCCTGACCGCCGCGTTGACTCTGGCATGGGCGGGAATATGATCTTAGGATACTCGCAAGTAGCCATGTGAATAAATTTTCGCCGTCCAGTTTTCGACATCGGCCACTTTGCGTATTTACAATATCGGCAACCATTTTTATCGTTTGGCATATTTATCCCTCATCATAAAATTCTGCCACGTCATGCACTTCGTTGTCAGCCAAAATTGTAATGGCTGGTGCTGCCTCTCTGATTTCAACAATAACCTCTCCTGCTTTGCGTTTTGGCTCAAGTGCTTTCCATACCCGTTCTATCGTATGAGCGGCAAAGTAGCTTGTTGCCCGGTGAATATCGGTTGAAGTCTTACCCGGTTCCTTTTTTGTTTCGCCTTCTGTCTCTGATACAACGATAAATATTTTCATTGTTCTCCTTTCGACGCGACGGACTAACCACCGTGTCCAGATCGTCGCGCAAGACGCGCGACTGACCCGGACGTTCTCCCCGAAACGAAATACCTGATTTTTCCCTATTAGCTAGATACATATCGCGGTTCGAATTACCCGCGGGGGGTGGGGTCGGGGAAGGACCCATCAATTTCACAGGACATATAGTTTTTATTTCTCCGCTGGGTCTCATCTTATTCATGGGGTCTATAACCTTTAGGAGGCAATCTGTCTCCCGCCGTTGCCTCGCATCTTGGTTGGGGCTGTCCTTCTTGATTGTTGCGGTGCGTATATGGACCTGACCACATAATCCAGTTGGCTGGAGATCTTCGCGGCTTCGGCCTTGTGCCTCTGGTGCCGCGCCTTCTCTCGGTCTCGCCATGCGTAATAGTATGCTTCGAAGTCGAGACGCAGCCATGTCATGGGCTTGCCTACTCCGCCTGACAACCGGCCATGTTCTTTGATCCAGGCCTTTGAAATCTTATAGGTGGTGACCAGGTCGGACCTGTCTATGATATCTGCCGGGCTCACTGGTTGCCCTCTGTCCAGAAACCATATACCTCATCCAAGCTCTCTACAGGGTAGTCATAACCCAGGCATTCCTTGATACGGAGATGCAGAGTTCTGAGCAGACTCATGGTATCGGTTGCCTCTCCGCGCTCCTTGTTGCAAAGGGTCTCCAGCTTGATGGCGTTGAATCCGTCTATCAACAGTCCGGTAATGGTTGGTCTCATCTCTGTGACCATCATGACTACCTCCCTGCGTGCAGGGCCTTGATCCCCTGCAGATAGGCTGAGATCTGCTGGAGAGCTTCTTCGCCCTCTGCGATGATTCCAGATGCCTTCTGTTTGCTGATGCTGTTTTTTTCCATGGCCTCGGATGATGCGGAGGCCAGGTCTGAAAATTCTTTGATGCATTTAATAAGACTCTGCTGGATATCTTTAAGGTCTGCGTTGCGATCGGGGAGGCGAACGGCGATGTGGTTGTGCTCGTGGCATAGGCAGTGAAGCGGAGCGCTCCAGGACTCGTAGGGGTTGCCGATCTTCTTACTGGCATTGACGATGCGGTTTGTGCGGTCGATGCAGTTGGGGGCTCCTGAGAATGTGCCTCCATAGGGCTCCTGGTATTGGTAGAGAGTGGGAGGCTCCAGCGTCCAGCCGCCCTCTTTGCAGGCATCGGAGATCAGCTTCGTTTTACCGCCCACTGCCTTTTTCATTGCCTCGAATGACGTCATAATTACCTCCCCGGCTTCTGATTGCCCAGATAGGGCATGTCTGATACTATCGGTCCATGAACGATCGAGCCCGCGCTCCACCAAATAAAAACGCCCGTCCAGCGGTCTGCGTGATCACCGGGGAGGTAATTCTTCGCAGGCCGCCGAACGGGCGTCCCTTTGCAGGTCATGTCTGTTTCTATTTGGCTATGAGGCCTTAGTACTCCATCCCCGGTAATCATGGATACAAAGGTACCAGAACACTTGCCATTTTGTCAAGAGTTTTTTACACAAAATATCTTTACTATGTGGAAAGAGGCCTTGCTTGTCATTATGGATGCAATAGTTTACAGTTTTATCATGACTTTTGAAGAGGTTATAGGAAACAGAATTAGACAGGTAAGACGCAGTAAACTCCCAGTGATGAGCATTGAGAAGCTGGCTGAACTGTCTGGGCTATCCCGGCAGACGATTACTTCTATTGAAAAGGGCAAATCTAAAAAGGTAGCGATCTCAACCATCACCGCTATTGCGCGCGCACTTTCCGCATCGCTCGATGATCTGACTGGAGATGCTTGGAAAAATGCAGCCATTGCGAATGAACAGGCATCTGAATATTTACCGGACAATAAAAAAGCAGGAAATCAGGCAACACATGCACAGCGCGGGAAGACGGTGAGAAAACCCTCACCAGTGGAAGAGTATTATACGGAGGATGGACAGCGCAAACCCAAGGGACAAGAACAGCATAAATCTAAAAGGGAAAAATCAGCGTAATTCTTTTGCAAGCTTTATCAAGTTCGCGGCAAATTTCTCTATGGCGCGTTCATATATTTCACCGTTTTCCTTATAGGTGCAATTGCGGCAGTCGGGTCGTGCTATTATGACGCCTTCATGGGTTGCCCGCCGTATCGGCACCACTTTATTATTATTGACATCAAGCAATATGCTCAATTGAAACCGCCTTTCTACTCCAGAAATTATAATACTACTAAAGCACTAGAATTATAGAATGTCAATAATACTTACGGGGTATTTTCAGGCGATTGACAATCATTAAACCTACACGAACGGGTAGGCATCTAAAGGAGAAATATATGTTTAAATTGGTAATAATTTCCATAGCCGCTTGCCTGCTGTTGACCGCATGTCCGCCGCCTAATGTAGAATTGTCTCCTGCCGGGATGAAAGTTCCGATGATTTCCTCGGACCTGGCGCAAGCGCTACCGGGAAGGCCGCTTGATCGGTGCACCATCAAAGCTCACATTGGGACAGAAGAGTCTTTTTTCTGCCTCTCGACT